ACGAAAAGTCCAACACCAGCGCCAGTTGAGCAATGGAATGTTACATTAGCTTCTAGCTCCAAATAACTAGTAGTTAACAATGGAGTAAATGTAATAGCAAGACGAGAGCTAGTCCCATCCGTAACAAACAAGCCAGAAGCTCCCATATTACCAGCACCAAGAGCAGCAGCAACGGTAGGAGTAATAGTCTTTACTGCGGCTTGTTGAACAATCGTGGGAATAGCTAATGCAATAGCTGTCTCCCCTGCATTAACAGTTGGAACTTTATGTTTATCTCCAGTTGTAAACAATAGTTTTCCAGGACTAATAGTCTTATCAATAAGCTTAGCGTTAGTAACACTTGTATCAGCAAGCTTAGCTCCATCTAAACTACCATCCACGATTAAGCTATTACTAAACGCATAGAATCCTATGTTGGCTCCAGTGTTATCAAATGATAGAATCTTATTAGCACTACCTGAACTAGATCTAGCCGTAGGTCCAAGCGCGAGCGCAGTCAACGGAACAGTATCAGCAGCTAGGATTGTGCTCAAGGCAACCACTTCCACATATTGTCCAGCAGAGTCAAGTCGCAGGATATAATTACTCTTAGCTCCAACAGCAGATGCATCATGCTTGTATGCTATCTTGTTAGCACTAGAAGCATTCAGGACACTCACTGCATAATTAGCAATCTTAGCGTTAGTGACACTCGCATCAGCTAATGTTGCCAAGTTCCACGCCGAAACACCATCATACAACTTCCACACTGGCGCGGTTGGAGTTCCACTCACACCAATGTCAATCCACATGTATCGAGCAAATCGCGGATTGTTAGCTACATCTGGTGTGGTAGCAGAATATACGATTCCACCAATATTACTCAGTGGTGCAATCTGCGCAATAGCTTGTTGGATTTGGGCTAGCGTTGCCGAGCTAAGCGCACTTAAATCAAGTCCCGGATTTACATCATATTGTGTTGCCATAAATAAATCAAATAAATATTATCTAGTAACTAGGTTCTGCACTAGGAGTTAATGTATCATCTGCTGTTGGAAATGTTACATACAATGCAGAATCTTTTGTTAATGTTTGCTCTGCTGTCTGTGTGAAATCCTCACCACTTGTTGCTTTTACTGTTAGTCCGATGTCTAAGCTCAAAGCCGTAGCTAAATCCACAGTATCATTCCCATCAATGTTCCAGACTTCCAGCACACAATCTACAGGTAATCTTTCCCCTGCATATTCTGCGGGATCTGGCGCGATATCTTCTCCAACCGTCCAGAACTTTCTTCGCTGAATGCTGCCATCTTCATCTTCCCATCTAACACATAAGCAGAAATTACAATCAGTAGTAGGCTTCTCTACTGGATATTTAAATGATGTTGGATAACTTAATGCACACTGAAATTCTGCCGCGATAAAAGATGCTCCAAATCCTATCGGTGGATAACTTTCATCATCAATATAGACTAAACTTGCATCAGTTGTTGTTCCAGTATATGTTGCAGTTGTATCATCAAAATCTTCATTAAATCGAAAATGATACAACATGTTAGCATGACTTGTATATTTATCCATTCTATACAAGATTTCATCATATGAGATTGCATTGTTCCAAACTCGAACATCAGCAACCCTACATATACCAACATCACCAATCGTAATTGCAAGCTCCCCTACACCAATACCACCAGTAGCTGTAGCTTTTGTGTCAGCAAGAACTCCATTTACATATAGCCGAATTTCATTATCAGAACCAGCATCATTAACAATAGCTACATGAGACCAAACATTATGTCCAATGTTAGGAGTTGTCATATCAATAGCTTCTACACCATTGATAGAGGTAACAACCTGGCTTACACTAGGAGCACATCGGAGTTCTAGTGTATATGTATCACCAGATAAAGCATATGTTAATGTAACAAAGGAACTAAGATAATCAGCAGTGGCAGGACCATCAACAGTAGCTTGTGGTTTAATCCAGAATTCTACAGCGAAAGAATCATATTGAGATCCAATAGGTAATTCTATAACATCCCATGTTTCATGTGCTGCATACAAACACCCTCTAGTTGGACCACACTCCACACTAAACGCAGGTATAGTAACATACTTGTTAAGGCGCCCAACTAAAGGCGCCTTACGTAATGTTTGCCAAATATCCCGTGCCATATAATCCATTAGATCACAAAGGATTTCTTAACAGGATGCCTAAGTCGAACTGGCGTGGCAATTCCCCTACTAGCAGGCATGGCTAATCCAACTCTAAATCCATCGCGAATCGCCGTGATCACCTTGCCAAGAGCTTTAGTGCTATCCACAATATACACATTTCCAGTCACAGCTTCCCAAATGGAGATAATCCCGGAGATCCAGATTGTTCCCGTTGCTCCTTGAAATTCAGCGATATTAAGGCTAGCTAGGATTTCAGCTAACTTCACCCTATCGTAGTCCTCGGCATTAATCAACTTAGTCAATCCCACTTCAGCCAACTGAAATGCTGTCTTGAATTTGGGATACTTAATTACAGCAGCGGTCGCGGCTGTCTTTGCTACAGCAGACGCGATAGCAACATAGTCCGGGGGCACTACTGTTCCATCAGGAGCAGTTGCGCATCCAGCTAAACCGAAAGCTACAACACTACCACCACCAAACATAAAGGATCTTCGATTCATATTAATATATCGTTAAAGCATTTCACATGCCATTAGTTAATGATCACCACTCTCACTTACACTCCCCGGAATCCATCAATGAGCATTATGATTGCCCATTAGTTTTATCAGGAGTAAATAGTGCAGTGAAGAACTTACCAAATGCACTAAGAATAAAGCCACCAATCATCATCCCTTGAATCCATTTAGTATTGGTGCCATTTAGTGCGGTGACAGTTCCAACACCCATTAATGTTGTTCCTAGAGCACTCAATGCTCCACCTAATGTTGTTTTCCAGTCTTTCATCATGGTCTATTCCTTATCAGTAATTCCAGTTTCGCAATATCCTCCCTCATATCCCTAATCAATTCCTCGATACGCTTGTGCTGTGCCGCGTTGTCAATAACAGCTCCATAGGCCTCTCGTCGCCATAGCTCAAGTTCGTTAAGCCGGGCGCTATTAACGGCAATGGTTCGCTCGACGCTACCAATCCGCTGGAAAAGGCTGCCAGCACTAAAGACAATCCCGCCGAAAGTGAGAGCAGCCAAAGCAATCGCCGCCACCCTCTGTGCCGTTTCAAGACCTCGTCCGTTAGTTCTTGGTTGATTTCTTTGATTATCATTATGGCTCACATTTTAACTGAGTTGTGCTATTCCTTGTTTCCTTTATGGCGTCCGCAAAGTTCCCACGCGCAGGGTTTGGATGGTGCTGGATCGTGGAAGAGGCGCTCTATAATTCCAATACTGGTCCCACATCGTTGCCACAAACTCGCTCCTGTATGTGCCTTCATCTTTCAATGTCCCATGCGCTGCTGGAAATCTACCAGATCCTGCGATGTAACTTCCCATTCCATCAGGTCCAAAGGTAACACCGTAATTCTCTGGAGTTCCATCGTAGGGCGCCACTGGGTCTGGAGTTGCCCACTTTCCTGTGTTAACCCAACGGTAAGCGTAATTCGACAGCGTATTAAATCGACTTGCGGGCAAACACGCTTGCATATTTGTGAATAGAATGAACGCCAACGCCTGACCTTTTAGAGATTGAGAAACAATGTTCTGATAACCCGTGCCTTCCAAATCTCCTCCGTCGATTATGAAATATGGATCGCGAATTGACCGATCTCCGTCCCCACTAATTATGTAGGTCCAATAGCTTGCTTCGGGATAACTTCTACCCCACAAAGCAAACCCTGCTGTTCCATCCGAAAGGTATATGTCCTCATGAAAGTTCGTCGCCGTGGCCATGTAAGTCTTGCCCTCGGTTATGTTCAGCATGGTAGCCGCCCATGCTGCCAAAACTCGATGATTCGGGTTGTGCCCGTTGTCGCTCGCTCGGTATCCCAGCATCACAACGTGTAACTGGTCAATTGTGTGCTGCGTGAACTGAATCAATGCAGGAAGTTTATCGGCGTAACTGTCATTTAGCATCAACTGCATCATGGCCTCGTTTAACTCTGGAGTGTTGTTTGGCTGGTAGCCTTTCATTGCATACGTTGGCCTTGTCGAGCGAGGCGATCCTGAGTTGTGATCCATCCTAAGACACTTTGAAAAGTCTGCAAGCACATCGGCAAGTCCCACTGCATTGCTTGCTGTTCCAATACTTGGAAGAATGCTGCTCTGCAAATCGCTCACCAAATAAAGCGGCTTGTTTGTGCCGACGTATGGCGGTCGAAAATAACCCGCGCCGCCTCCCGCAGGAGTAGATTCAAGCGCAGTCAACACAGCCGCCGACAGCACATAGCTTGAATCCGTTTCCACATTAGTGCTAATCACTTTCACCAGCGAACAATTTGTGGTAAGCGTGAAAGGAAGCGCCGGGCGCTTATCTTCACTGTATGTTGATAGGTTGGTCGTAAATCCCTGTGCTGTTACGAACGTCGGATTAATTTCCCATCCGTGATTGCGCAAATCCCATTCTGGTAACAGATTTGTTACTGTAACTGGGGTAACGACCCAGTAATCGCCGTTGGCAAATGTGCCGTAGTCTACTGCGGCATCGAATTGGAACGTAATCCCCCACTGAACAAGCTGGTTTGTGGTGGCGGAAAACGCCATATTGCAGCCAAGTAGAAATGCAAGAAAAGTTCTCATGGCACACCACCGTTTCCAAGGATGGATGTGCTGACTCGGATTTTGTCAATGAGCATTCCCGTGTCTACGAATCGCACTTTCAAAGCCTTCACTCCTTGCATCGCATTGCCATTAACTCGCTCTACAGTGACTGTTCCTGGCTTACTGGAAGTGTTTGACATATAGATTCTTGTTATGCCATCTGCACCGGTTCCCTTAGTGTAGTCCATCCACACATACACAGCTTCCGCATAGTTAAGAACTCCTGCCGCTGTAGAGTTTACCGTGCCATTGTATACCCTGATGCTTCCAGAGGTTGTTAATAGATAAAAAGAGGAAAGATTAGTTCCATCGTTTTGAAATGCAACGCAGTGTATTGACGACGCGGGCGCATTGGTAATGGAGACGATGAAGTAAATCGAGAGTGTATCATAATTCGCTCCAAAGTCGTAATTGATGTACGCATTGATTGAATTGGTCCAGCAGCTTTGAGATCCTTCCAACGGTGTATCGGTATGATCCCAGTCTGGAAGGCCGCCAATGGTTGTCCAGACTGATGGAGCGCCAGTGCCCTCGAAGTCTTCATCTATCAAGTACGCGCTACTCGCAGCCGCCGTCAAATTGCCCATGAAGGCCGTGTCGTTGAACGTGAACGGCTGGCCAAATAGGCACAGCGGGAATAGGAGAAAAGCGAGGAGGGTTTTCATGGGCGGAATACTTTAAACGCCATGTTGGTTAGCGTGTTCCCATAACGAACAATTGAAATTACTGCATTGCTTGTGGTGTTGATGGTGTTCGTGTAAATACCATCCACTGACCGCACGCCTGGAATAGCCACTTCAATGACTTTGTTCGTGCTGCATTCCAAGAATAGAACAGTTGATTGCACATAAGCATCGTTGGTTCCTGATAGCGAAGTATATCGCACTGCATCCCAGTTCAGGCAATTGGTGTATTGATAGGCTTCTGCAAGACTGATTACTGCTCCTCCAAGTGCCGCGTTGGTTGAATATTGCAGTGTGCCTGACTGGACATTGGACCCACTTAATAGGTTGTTCCCGCTGAATGTTTGAATACCACTCCATGTCACATTGCTACTCCCCGTAGGAACGTATTCCCCATTGGCATTGGTAATCCAGCCAATCTTTCCGTAGAGGTTGGTGACGATTGCTGTATCAACAGTAAGCAAATCATAAGTCAAAGTCCCGTTTACCGTGAGATCGCCCAATACCAGATTCGTAGACTTCCCCCAATTCGCCATCACATTCGCCCGTTGCAGCGGATCAGATAATCTCACTACTGTTCCATGCACAGCATTGGATGCACATACAATAGCAGCAGGAGCAGTCCAGGTATACAGGTCAGCGCTTTCGCTGGTGAATATGTTGCCAACGCCGCCCGGAGTCTTGTCGAGATACGCCCGATAACCGCCGCCCGGCTTAGTGACGATGCTCAGGCCCTCGTATGAGTCCACCGTCCAGGTGGTGTTGGTCTTGTGTGGATACCATGTATTGCCGACTCCAGCAGTATTCGTATAGGCCACATAATAGCGATTATACGGAGAACCCGTATTATATTGATTGACCCACAACCAATAGGCACCATTGGTGTGAATCATCATGAAGGGATCGATCAAATTAACATTAGCAGCCGGTTTCGCTATTTGTAGGCTGCGCGCAGACCATGCCAAGCGAGTGCCACTCGTAGCATTGAACTCGTAAATCTCCATCTCACCACTTGTCCCTGTGGCAAGTGCACCAAGAACGCGGAGAGTTCCATCCGTATCGACAAAGAACTCAGGTGCCCAGGTGGCAGTTACCGCTGTCGTATCGTACGCGTCGATCATGGCAATGCGATTCCAACTAATCAAATCGAAGCTCTGAGCAATCCCAAAAGCATTCGATCCATCGTAGGTATAGGTATAAACACACAACCAGGATTCCGTGGCTTCATCGTAGATTATACTCGGATCGCGCACCACTGGTCCCACCAACGCATATTCAGGATCAGAATAAACTTCGCGAAAGTTTGGCACAAACTCTCCCCAATTCGTGCCGTCGTAGCTGATGCGAAGGGAGAGTTTCTGGTCATCTGAAAACGTGCTCATCAAATACAGATTGGTAGTCATAGCCCCAACTGCACTTACAGTTGTCGTCCCCCCTCCGGTCCCTCCCGTGCTACCTACTGCTCCTTTTGCAACATAGAAAGAATCAGAGAGTGTTGCTACGAGAGCTATACTCAGCATTACTATTAGTTTATTCATACTTGGTGATCCTCCAGAACACTCTCCAATAAATTGTTAATAATTAAGAAACTACAGCACCTGGCAACGGACGTAATTGAACAGTTGCAACATATGTGTCAGTAACTAATGTTCCAAATATAATCCAAAGACCATTACGCATTAGCCAACCCTTCGCGCTAGTCCAGCTAGAAGTCTTACCAGCTAGCACATCAAAAATAAAATCTTCATCCTCAGTATCCGGCTCTGTTGCTAGATCAAACACAAGGATATCGCAATTCGCAGCAGAGTAACTCTTGATAACAATATCATAGAGAACACATGGTCCAATATAGATCTCGCGAGCAGCAGAGCCAATAAGTGGGGCCGTCTTCGTGCCACGCTTAATCTTAATCATGTTCCTGTAATTCAAATCATCAAAGATCTGAACTTCAGCACGGGGATACATTGTCCCGAGTCCCGGAATGTTTGCTTGTTCTGCTGTATTTGCCATAAAATTGGAGCGGACAGAAGTTTCTTGTTAGATTATTTATTGCCTCTTATATAGACTAATGCACACAGAGAAAACTTCTGTCCAGTTAAGCTCTGTGTGCATTATGTCTACCTACCCTACTACTCTACATGCGTGCGTCGTTGTTCCTCCACACACCCAATCATTAAGGACGATTCGGACCGAAGAGCGTGCGATACTTAATGGATACGTTGACAGTGTTGGTTTCAATCCTAGCCCCACCATCAACTACCCAACCAAACACACCACCTTTAGTGCAAATGATACCGAGATCGTTATGCGTTACAGTAGTGCTCGGACTCTGCTGCCATGTTTTCTTAACTTGACCACTAGGAGTTGGTGTAAACAAGTTGGTCCATGTAGTTGCTACTGGCAATGTGAACCAAGCAGAATTAGTGAACCAATTAGTATATACACCAGCAGTCAGATAGTTAGTGAAATGGGCACCAGGAGCACCCGGATCAGTAACTCCGCCCGGACACGCTACAGTAATATAATTCGTGGCATAGCCAGAATAATTAGTAAACGTGTGTTCCGAAGCTGTGGCATCAGTCGTTGAAACCTTCCACCGATTTGTCGCGGTCCAGTTGTCATGCAAGTAGAACTTGACTGGAAGAGTATTCGTCCATCCAGAACTAGGCACATCAACAAGCTGAGCCGTAATGCTATCAACTTCTACCACAGTATTAGCAGGCGTAAACAACTTCCAATAGTTGGTTGTGCCAACCAGAGAAGAATGTCCACCACCAGCAGTAACCGCAGGGAAGTTCGTCACCACCCATCCACTTTGCGCAAAGGCAACTGTTGCCATTACACTAAGTCCAATTGAAACAAATAGTTTTTTCATATTCTTATTTAGTAATTACGTTGTATCCTTTCTATTCCTTCAGCTTATGCCCCACGCTTACGCTGGAAGATAATCGGAATGATATTTCGACGTTGCTTAGGCATAATACCATAAGTAACCTGAGAGATCAACTTAAGGTATTCACCATAGTTATTGGTATCATACGTAAGCTGATTGCGATCATCTGTGCAAGGAATCAAGATATTCTTGGTCATGACAATTTCGCCATTCCAAATCATCTTGCCAAAACCATCAGGCATTCCACCCGCGAATGGCGACGGCGGCGGTCCAATCTCAATACTATCATAACCCTGAGCACCAGCAAGGAATGCCACTTCATAGGGGGCATTATTGTATGCAGGATTGTTGATAGTTTCCTGGTAGTTATAAGCATTCGGATTAACTTCCCGAGTTTGGGGATTGGGGAATGTTCCATCAGCCGAGATACGAAGAGGAAGATCTTCAATCTTAGTTGTAATGCGACCAAAGAAGCTACCTTTCCACCCATTGTGGACTACATCCATATCAATAGGTTTATTAGCAAGCATCCAGGGATCATACAGGAATTGGTTCCAAGCTTCCCCTGAGCAGATAAGAACATACTTACCACTCAGTCCAGCATCATCCTTCGGCATATCACTACCACTATAGTATGGAATACGCAGATCGTTTTCCATAATAGTTAGCAGCAGATTCAGAGCATTAAAGCTCAGATTGCCGGGAGTTCCAATCTCAGCCAACTTAGCTTGCAGCCAAACCTTAGTTTTAGCTGTATTGCTAGACTGATATCCATTTGCTTCACTCCGTCCGGCATCATCACCCACGCCATAAGGAGCATCAATCAAGCTACCAGCAGCCTGAGCAGAATCAGGCAGGAATACAAACGGAGCTTGATGGAAGATGTTACCACGAATATAGATATCATCATACCTCAGTTGCTTTTCAGCAATATCAGTAGAGTGAGCAGATACGTGATCTTTGAAGAAGTCACGAAAGCTCGGAATGAAGTTCATGATCTGAGACTCAAAGCGATGACGATAAATCGTCACATCTTCTTTACGCTCACGAACATCAAGAATATCTTTCTTAGGGAGAGTTCCATTAAGAATTGGCGATGGAACTGCGAACTGACGAAGATGGGGCGAGGGCATCTTAGTAACACCACGCATGGTATTACCCATATTGGGCTGCCATCGGATTTTACCAAGAAGTTTACTCCAGAGCGGCCAACCTTTCTTCATCTCTACTTGCATTTTAGCAAAGTAGAAATCAAGTTTATTGTAAAGGTTAATGTCCTGCTCATTCCATCCTGAGCAATAATTGGCATCTAGTGCCGGAATCGCATAACTAGGCATAATTCAGAAATTACTTTAAAACTACAGTTAATTAACTATAGGTTTCACATCTCAGCCGGAAACCAACAATTTGGCTGGAAGCGATGCCCATTCACTTCTGAATTAGTGGCAGAAGTTGTTTGCCCAGGACAACAAGAAGTGGCAAGAGCGGATATAGCAATAAACATGCCAAAACAAAAAACTCCTAGCTGGAATAGCCAGACTAGGAGTTCGATATCGTTAGAGATTAAGGTAATCTATTCAGTATACCCCGAAATAATACGCTTAAAGTCATCATAGGCTACATCAGACTTTCGTCCTGTTCCTGTTGTGACTCCATTAATATCATTCATGTTAGGTCCGGCAGCTTTAGCAGTCTGAGTTACCCGCTCAGTTGCTCCCTGTTTCTTCTGCATATCATCAAGGATCAGTCTTAGCTGAACATTATTCGCAGCAGTATATGCTACAAGTTTGGCCAGTGGATGCCCGCGATATGCTTGTGGAATCTTATCAAATACATTCTTCACAACTTGAGCCATAGGATGCTTCTCTCCTTCTGTCTCATAGTTGCCAAAGAATTGCTTGGTAAGTTCTGTGACTTCATTCCGGGCACCTTCATAGCCACCCCGAAATTGCTGCTGAATTTGTCGGGCCTCATTTTGGAATTGGACTAGCTGGTTTTGAGCATGGTTAAGATTTGCGATAATGGCAGCTTCAGCTTCAGGCGTCCCTGCTACCGGCGCTGTCCTCACAATCCTCTTATTCTGCGTATCCCAAGCCAATCCCTCCCAATCCTTACCCTGACGAATGTTACTAATTTGTTGCTGCCAATGTCGGATAACACTTGCAGCCTCGTTTATGTCACTACTAACTTGACGGAATTCCGGAGTTAGAGCATAAGCCTCTTCATGTTCATACCAGTTATCAGGGATCTTGTTAGCTAGTCGTCCATCTCTAGCTTGTTTCTCTACATCTGCGATCTTTTTCTTTAGCTCAGCATGCTCAAGATACATGGGCTTAAGTCTATCGAAAGACTCTCTTCCCATTTTCTTGAATAAGGGAACTACTTCTTCAGGAAGCCCAGAATAATCTCGTTGGTCCGGCGATCTTTCCTTATCACTACCCGGCCTTTGTTCAGTAGCTTGCTGAGTAGATTGCTGTTGTTTCTTGATGTCAGGCTCTGTTGCTTTGTGTGATGTGTCGATTTTCTTTTCATTATCTTTTAACTCTTCCCCTTGCTTTTCAGCATGTTTATCTAATACTGACTGAAAGTCATCAAAAGATACTTTAGATAGATCCTTCCCTTCAGAAGTATCCTCTCGTTTTGTTGCTCCGGGAATATCCTCTACCTGTTCAGTAGATGCTGGCTTAACGTCAGCATCATTCCCAACAGGTTTTCCCTGGAATACTTGGTCTGGATTTACAGACTGACTTGCTTTCTGAACTTCCCCTGGTGTGAACGCAGGTAGATTATTCCCCGTAGACTCCGGTGCTGGCATACTTGATTACCTTTCTTATTGTTTTGTTTTCGAGTAATAGGTTATTAACATCACTCTGACTAGCAGATCTTCCCGTTAGAGTTACTGCCATATCAGAGTTATCTCGATAGAATTTCCACAATTCACCGAGAAATCTTTTAGTTACTTCATGCTCCAGCCATGCTTCACGCTGATTTTTAAGCTGCGCCTGAAATACTGCTTTGTCAGCTTCTTCGTTTTTGACTCTTGCAATTTCTTCGGGAGATTTATCTTTCTCTCGAACCTTGTCATATATTGCTACTAGGTTGGCCATTTTGTTGTGTGGTAGACTGCTGTTGCGGTTGTTCCTGTTGTCCCTGTTGTCCCAATACTTGCTGCGCCTGTTGCATCAACATCATAAAGTTCTGCTGTTGCTGTGGAGGTAATCCCTTGATTACTTCATCACCAAGTGCGGCTAAGATTCCATACATTTGTTGGATGATAGCTTTCTGGATATCTCCTTGCTGCATTATCATCTCATATTTCTCACCATCGTCCGGGAATGCTAGTTTGAGCATGTTAGTCAGGAACGGTAGTGCTGCGGGAGTTCCTGCCACGATTGGCCAGAATTGTTTCATCTCAGCCAACTTCTCAGCTCTCTGAACTACATCAATATCACCAGCGGCCCGTATAGAGTAATTCTTGTCTACTAGCTCAGTCCGGTTCATCCCGGTCTGTGGGTCTAGAAGGAATTGGATATTATTCTGTAGTGCTTGGGATTTAACTATCTGCCAAGCAAAAGAATAGATCTGTCGGATAAAGGTTGAGAATAAGGTTAGCTGAACAGAATTCAGTAGGCTTTGCTGTTGCTGTGCCGCACCTATTTCAGTAGCTGTCTTTCGGCTATCTTCCCTGTTATTTACTGCCCAAGCTACCTGTCCAGTTTCATTGGCATTGCTAGTAGATAGGTATTGCAAAGCCGACACAACACTTGCATCGGGATATTCTGGCTGGAAGAACCGGATGGCTTTATTCAGGATAACCCCGGACTCCAAACTTGCCACTTGCTTAATCGCGGCCGAAGATCCATCATCTCCCTCTACTGCTGCATAGAGATTACTAGCCCTACCGATTGCATTAACATAGCCCGACGTAATATATGTCTGGGCTTCTTGCATGTATTGGTCTAGGAATACCCTGCCCTTATAGCTGAATATGGGATCTTCTTCAGTTTCAGCATAGGGTAAGCAGAATACAGGATAAAGCCTAACATCAGCGGGAACCCATCTTTGCTTTTGCATGGGCATGGGCACAGGCATCCCGGACATGGGATCTATCTGCATCCCCATCTCCATATATGATTCAAGCCTACTAATTCCCAGCTCTAGTTTAGTGGGATTCTTAAGCCAATCATTAGTCCCGCATTCCCTGTCTGCGAACCATGCCGTATGAACTACACCATTAATTCGGAAGAATACTTTGTATACCTTAATCGTGCTAGCATTTAGCTTCCCAGTATTCCGTTCTTTGTATTTGTTCAGGACTAGGATTACTTGCTCCCGATTAAAGCCAAAGCTTTCCGTGAAGGCTATGAGTTGGGTTATTGTGATATCGTATCTCCGGATTAGCCGATTAGCATGCTGTATGCTAATTGCATCTTTCGGAAATATGAGCCTATCGTGACCAATATGTTCTATGCCTACAGCTAGTGGTTTATCTTTATCGTAAACGATTTCTACGCTATCCCAACCATGAGTCTGTGCACCATCTAATGTCTTATAGAGTGGTGTCTCCCAGTTCTCATAGGTCATCCCGTTAGTAAATGCCGTCTCTACTTGCTGGGTATCTAGTCCAGGTTCTGCATCTACTTTGAATACCGCCAATCTTCTACTTTGCTTTAGGTAGCTTACGAACGGCGGTTGTTCGCGACGGATATTGGTATCAATGACGCGAACAGGAATTATTGTCTCATCCTGCCCCAGGTTACCTTCATTTCGCTCTTCTTCAATGTTAATTTCTACTTTACGAAGCTTCCGCCTTTCCAATGTCTTATCTTCTTCATCCTTCCAATCATTAAGCATTATGTCTAGATATTGCCTAGCTTGATTGAAATCTAGCTGCTTTTCAGCTTCATCTTTTAGGAACTGGGAGATTTCATCAACCATAACTGCACCTTCAGAGCTAGGTGCTCCGGGAACCATATTGCCAGTAAAATTTGCAGTCTGTGTGTCCATGTTATTATATTCCAATCATTCGTTTAATGTGACTAAAAATCTGTTTCTTTCCTATCCGATATTGATCTCCAACCAAAGCAGGTTTTGTTCCACGGGGATGTTGCTCAAAGCGATTGTATACAAAGTTATCATCATAGTATCCCGGCAGTGCTTCAGGGGATACTCCTTTGACTTTAGTTTCTTCAAGTTTAGTCCGGAAGAAGGATTCTAGATCTTTCCAACGAAGTCTATGGTTACCTAGAACAAATCCATCAGCGCGGTCCGGGCTAAGGTATCCATCTTCTTTCTGCTCTTTTTTGCTTAGTAATATGAGTTTACCGCTAGCATTGGATCTCTTGTATTTCCTGCCCTTAAGTTGATCGAGAAGTTTCCTGTCACTTGCCGCGACTTGTTTTGGTATGTGGAGTAATCCCTGCTCAAATAGGTTCTTAACATTGAACCACATTTCTGTGCCCTTATTTCCATACATCAGGGAATTGATTGCCTTGCCACCAAATGCAACGCGGGATACCGACCACCCCCTATGTTGCATTGTATCTACTAGCATGTGTCCCACATTACCATCATCTATACTTACATTCTCAGCTTCCCCCGGCTTAAATCCACATGAGGATAGGAATTGAATTACTATCTCCGCTGCTATCACAGTGTCTGCTTCCCGGAATGCTTTAGATTTCCAGAGATAGTTACCCCGGAATACATATATGGTATCTTCATCCCCTCCCGCGCTAAAATCGACCCCCGCCCTTAAGGGAAGCTCGGGACATTCTTCTATTATGGGTGGGGGATTCTCTACACAATTATCTATCAGGATTCCCCCAATTACTACTTCACTATCTAAGTCTGTGAATTCCGCGAAATAGGTTGCTCTTACCCAGAAGTTACCAATTCCATGTTCATCTATAGCATCCTTTACTTCCTGTTTACTTATGTGTGGACAATCAGCATAGGTTACTTTCCGCTTAAATTTACTTCTTCCATCATACCCCTCGCTCCACTGTCTTGCTACCCGGCATTCATTGTAGAAATGCCCACTAGTGCCTCCGGGACTAGATACCTCTAACCATATGTTATAGCCTGTGCATTTCTTTAGGTGCAAGAATATTTCATCGGGAATAGTTTTAGCTTCATTGATACATATGCACATTTCTGCATCAGGATAGTCCGGATGGGGATGCCACCCCTCGGCCCGGCCAGGTTCATTGGTGCTGAACAATACAATTTCACTACCAGTTTTAGTGCATACAATGTGTTGTTTTTTGATTAGGAAGATATTCTCACCAATTGCTGCATTAATTTGTGCTGCATAGGTCCGGATATAGTTCTCTGTTTGACCTTCGAGCTGTGTATATGAGCTAGATGTCCCGATAAATCTACTCCGGATTTTGCTTGCGATAAACCATACAGCAAATAATGCTATGATATAGGAGTCCTTTCCACTACCATTACATGCTTGCAGGAAGAATCTAAGGGGATTTTCTTTGAAGTATTGTTTGCCTAGAAACAACAATGTTTCTATTTGCCAGGAATATGGCTTACGTTGTCCCTGAGCCATTCGCTCAAAGAATATGAACATTTCTGCGGGATTAGCAAATTCAAGTGGTTCATACTCTCCTAGATTTCTAGGCTTTAGGCGTTCGCGAACTTCGGCTTCTGTCGTGTTATCTTCTACCTTGAAGTCTCCGCGATAGATTTGGCCATCTGAATCGGGACAGGATAGGTCGGGAACGTATATGTCATTGGAATTAGCTTCCCTCTTGACATCATACGTAATTTCCTTACCTTGTTTAGTAAGGTCAATTCCCTCTTTCCCTTTTCCATTATTTTGGGATTTAGTAAGATTATCTTTTGGATCTGCTGTTGATACTGATATGGGATCATTAGCTACCCTCCCTGCTGCTTTCCTTAATATGGGATTAAGGAACTTCTGAAGTTCTTCTGGACTAGAAAATTTGTGGATACCAGATTTCATCATCCCTGTTTCAACTGCTTAACTTCAGCTTCTATGTTAATGGGATTTATCCCTTCAATCATTCCCCGAAGCTCCTCCCGCGCCTGTTTTATGTAAACATTAATCTGTGCAATATTCAGGCTTCCAACCTTGCTTGGGCTGAGGATTCGTTTTCGACCCTTCTTTTCATCAATAAGGTTCCGGAGCGCTCTTTCGCGAACGCTGTCTACTTCACTATATAGGGCTAGTTGTTTGTAGGCAGAGATTATCTCTTGGTATTCGGGGTCTGTTATTTCTACATCTTCTGCCCCGCTTTCCCCCTCGCGATCTACTTTCTGTATAGCATTAGAGGATACTTCCAGGGGACCCCCCAGATCTTTGGTATCACTACGGTATTTCCTGCTATGGATTGCAAGGATAGCTTTGATCGCAGATTCCTCCCATCCGAGCGTCTCCGCAATTTCGGATGGAAGCATCCCACAGTCTTCGTATGCCTTAACCACTTGGGTATTCGCGGCTGTCATTAGACTAATCTCTTCAAATCGTTATTTTCTAGTATGTCATCAACAGTATTCATAATCCCCTATCCTCTAGCACCCCCCATGCCATTTAATATCTTCTGCCCCCTCCACTTACCTCCTCTTATCTTACCCTTCTGCGCATGGAGATATTTTAGGGTGGGGAAAAGAGAGTGCATGTATAGGATTCGGATTTCGTTTCTGGGGGGATGGGTGGCTATGGTTGCCGTCTAGATAGTTCGGGATGGCTTTGGTAGTGGGCAAGGACATTTAGCCATTTAGCTAATTTCCTAAATGGAGCAAAAGGTATAGTATGGGCTAAGATTGCTTGGTAGGGTAAAGAATCCCGGAGTATACTAACATTCTGAATCTAGGCTAATTTTGCTCCCTCTGGTTGTCTGGCTACTGAAATAAGTTATACGCATTTAATTAATAATTAGATATACTATAGTATATATATATGTATATTATATATATATATTATATAAGCCATAGGGGCATATTTTCCGAAACTTGCAAACGGTAGTTATACAAGGGGAAGTAATGGGAAAGTAGGGTGAAAAGTAGAATAGATGATATAAGAGGAAGTTAAAGGATATGGTTGTCATGATTAGAAAAAAAATGTAAAATAAATGTTGCCAAGATGGAGAGATGTGCTAGGTTCTCCTCAGATCTTTGACAAGCTGGTCATGCGGGCGGGCGGAGAAATCTGCCGTCGCGAAGCAGTGAACCGGGAATGCGTTGGCAGTTCTGGATTTGCCTTGTGCGCTTGAATGTTCGCCAGAAGCGAACGGTGCATGAGGAAACAGTAAAACACAAGCTAAGAGTTATGTCTACACCTACAGTTGAGAACGCAACGCAATCCAATAACCAGCAATCCAACGCGAAGCAAGCTGAAATCAGTTTTGGCAATGGCCGATATAGCTTGGCCATGAAGGAACTGTATCAGGACAGTCAGCGTATTTTCAAGCTGACTTCCGACAAGGCCGAGAAAGTTGCACGGCAATTCGGTTCTGACTTTGGCGCCTATATGCGTGACGCTGAAGTCAGTGTTAAGCTGGGCAAGAAAGTCAATGATAATGGCCAACTGACTTTGGGAGAGTCCTGCAAAGTCAAAGGTTGTGCCGAAACGTTCAGCATCGCAATCGCAAGGGCCGTAGCTTACGCCAACGAGGCATTGAAGCACAACATTAGCGTAGTCAATACGCAATGGCACTTGGCAGAGAAATTCGTGAAGTGGATTGATGGGCTGAAGTAAAAGATAGACCAGCAAGGGCGGGAGAGTTAGGGCTGATAAAGCCTACTCTCCCGCCCTTATTCTTTTTCCGCACCACCTTAGACTTTATGAGTAAGCAAGAATTCAACAGACTCCTTGGCTTTTGGAAAGCCAAACAAATCAAAATAGCCAAGAATTCCGCCCCTAGCAAAAGAATTGCGAAAGGCCGGGAAAGTGGATTTGTAAGGGGAAGATATATTAGCATAAGGGGATATGCTAAGATTTAGTAAGCTAAAGCTAACAATAATTTCCACCACTTTAGTTCCTTTGACATACTAGCTAAAGGAAAGTTATCTAGCAATAGATAGGCTGCCGAATAACTAGATGCTATGTCCGACATAGCTAAATGAAAGATGATAACTTAATAATCACTGTAATGGCTGAACTATTGCCATCGCGAAACATCCGGGAACAAGTAATGCGGTAGGTTTTTGAGAAGTAGAGCACTAATTATAAAGTAAGCTCACTTAACCTTGCGCAAGTGTTAGACTGGATGAGTCCTTAGCTAAAGCTAGAATACTGCCTCAATGCGCAGTCTTACCAGTAACCTGAATATAATACCGGATTCTGGCTTTCATAAACTAGGGCGATGGCATTCTATGTGCTTAGCACTTAGCACTTAGGCCATTTAAATAACAACAAAAGGGGCAACTAACGTGACAGTAGCTTGCCCTTTCCCCTTTCTTATGAACAAAACAACAATAAATAAAATCCGAAAGCACAAAGCTAACTACATTAAGCTACAAAATACTATCAAAGAAAAGTATGATAAGAAAGAGATCAATGCTACCATATATTGGTCTTTGTCTACAGATGCTTTTATAGATTTTCGAGATAGTATAGCAACAGTTATACTTAATAGTAAAGATATTTAGTAGTTAATATTACTACCAAAGAAGATTAAATATTAATTTAATCTTCCCAGAAAACTAATCCCCAAATATCCCCTGTTAGTATCCCCTCAACTTCAACGACACTTACAAAAGTTGACTGAGTTGTTATCGTGGATTAGTTAGTTAGTTAGTTAGTTATTGTATAACGCATGACCGTAATGTAGATAGTAATTCCCTCCGGGGATTAGTTTTCTGGTGAGATTAAAGAAAAGTTATGAATAACCACACAATTGAAGAATTCGCATTAACTCCCATAGCAAGATGGCCATATGACTTGGAGATCCAATAACGTGAGCAACAACCGCCTATGCAATTACTGTGGCTGCATTATCAGCTGCAGACATCCCCAACACAAAAACCTATGCTATCCCTGTGGTGAAAGGGAAAGAGAAAGTAGAGAAACATATGACCAAGCAATCGAAAACCAGAATCGTCAATGGCAGCAAGCCAGTAACACAATCGGTGCGAAGTGGCCGGAAAGCTAAGGCCATGCTTCAACCGTCGCGACCTAATCAGCAACATATCCAATGCTCCGTGTGGATAACCGGTAGCCGTAAGAATATCCACATTGAAAGGATTTATGCCCATCACAGTTGAACTTAAGCTTCCCTATCTCATAACATTGTCATGGATCACAGTATCAGATGATGTTAAGCATACAGAACAATTCATAGTTATGGCATCAAATCGTGATGCTGTATCTGAATGGATTGAACAGCTCGATTCTAAATTCCACAATCTTAGGTATGATGAAGATAGGGATGGACGCTATACAAACGACAATGTAAGCTATGATATAGCTGATACAATAGAGATTGAATGAAAGCTCTCCTAAAACTTAATCTCCTATTTGGCTTAAGTTTAATTGTTACCGGCAGTCTAGCCATATACAGAGCCTATGAATATCACACATTGGGACTTAGTCTAATGGGAATTGTGATGATAGCAAGTGGAATATTGTATTTGATTGAAAGAGAGTAGGCTATCTTTACCCGTTAACGTATCCTCAACCTATCTCACAACATGGCATGCTTTTTGCTAAAGCTATCCATTATAGAATTTAGTTAATAACTTAATCTACGTGTGTAGACACAAAGCTATTAACTTACATAGTCCGAGTAAACAAACAAGATAAACAAGTAAATAAAACATATGCCAGACAATAACACTACCCCCGCGACTGCTACTCCCGTAACGCTTGAACCATTGCCCATTGAACGCAATGGCGTAAGTGTCGTGCTCGTTGAGGACAAGAAACGAGTGAAGGAAGGACAGCCTGCGGAGTATTTCTACATGCCATCACCTAAGTTTTTTGACAAGGGGAATTGGGATAACCTTGTCAAGTTCTTCGGCGTGGAAACTATCATTGACTACCTGACAGCCAAAGTGCGTCAGATGGCACAGACTGTCATGGAAGATGCCACAGATCCAGCAGGCGCATTGGATCTGGATAAGGTTGCTAAGTTCTGGAGTGAACTCAGCTCCCGGACTGAAACTAAGGCCGAACTGTTGGCCTTGTTTGATGATAAGTTCGCGGAGATGAACAAGGCAGCGGCTGATGCTACCGCCGCGATTAACAGTGGTACGGCTACTATCGAGATGCTTGGTCGGGTGATGCAGTTGCAAGCTGAGGCTCAGGCGTTGAAGGAAGCAGCTGACAGGAAGTCACGCAAGCGCAAGGAAGGTGAACCTGCTGCTGAAGCTGCGGCCTAAAGCTAGCTAGCAACAGTCTACCATCCATAGCAACGCAAACCCTATAGGGTAGAGATAACATCAAATCCCTATAGGGTTTTAGTGTTTCTATTAACTAATCTACATACTACCTATACTACCTACACATATGAACACAGATAAACTTCGTGATGCACTTAACCAATACGAAAAAAGAACAGATGAAATCCGTGACTTAAAGCGCCAAAAAGAAACAACAAAAGAATTCCTTGTTGGAGAATGTATAGAACAAGGATTAAACTATGTCATTGAAGTAAATATCCCCAAGCTTCGCCAAGCATTAAGGACTCGATAATGATTTATGACTAAACAAGAATACACAGAACACAAGAAACAACAGAAGCAATCTAACCACCATCGCGCCGCTGTTATGTGGCCAGCTAGCATGGGAACATATATCAAGGCACGGGATGAAAAGATTGTGGAAACTTGGAAAGAGAAAGCGAACAAGAGCAATGAACCCCAACAGATGTAAAGATTGCCAGCATTGGCAACGACTAATAGCAATAGATAAACATGCTCCCGTTCCAACACATGGAACTTGTGAGCATAAGATGGCATTCCAATATGATGTCACAGAACTATACAGTAGTCAGGTAGTCTGTGACCACAGCGCGGAAAGCACAGCACTAACGGATGGGATTACCATTAGTGTTGGCGCATTGTTTGGTTGTGTGCATTGGGAAGTGAGAAAGGAAACATAATATTATGGGACTAGATTTTAATGGAGCAGAAGCACATTGGTCTTACTCTGGCTTCAGTGCATTCAGACGAAAGCTAGCTAAAGAAATAGGTATTAATCTTGATTCAATGCAAGGATTTGGAGGAGATTTATCATGGAAAAATATCCAAGATCCTATATGCATATTACTTAATCATTCAGATTGTGATGGAACAATTTCACACACTCTTTGCAAGAAAGTCGCTCCGCGATTAAGGAGACTAATCGAAAGCTGGGATGATACTGATTATGATAAGCAACAAGCACTTCTTCTTGCAAAAGGAATGGAAGAATGTGCTAACTGGAAAAAGACATTGGAATTCTGTTAACATTTTATGAATAAACAAACTACCACTATAGTCTATAAGATTACAAGAACAGATCAAACATCACTCTACACTAATTCATGCAGAGACAACAAAAGATTCACCAAACACTATGCCATAGGCAAGACAACAAGGAAACGTAAAGGCTGGAAGTTTGGATTGTTTGCTTTTGGAATGGACATTGACAAGGAATTATGTGGAGAATTTCTTCTAGTACCAAGAGAAAACCGTCGCGTCTTTCTTTGTCGGGCAACCGGAGTTAAGTTGGCACCAGACACTGTTTATAGTCTGTCATCGCCATTTAATTATAAGCGACCTGCTTATGGCTGTGAACATGCTCTTGAATGTGATTCCATTACACCAATCGCAGAGTTAATTTATCCATCATATGAAACCAATCATACTATCGCATGAACAAACCATCCCCTAACTTCTTCGATAGATTCAAACCTGAATCCCCTAAGCTACAACCTAAAGCACAAGATAAAGAAGATCGCCATTACGAGTATGAAAATCATAGACAACAAAGCAGTAGTCAACCTACGCCATGTCCAATGGGCCAAACTAATGTGGGCAAACCAACACGGGATGCGAATGGACACAAGGCCGGTAATTCCCACAGCTAGAGGATATCCATTGGGAACAGCTAAGGATATCTTGATGGCTAAGAATCTAGGCATCTATGATATCTGGACACCCGTATTATATCTCCAACTCACAGCAAACCATAGCTTAAGCTATACAGGGGAGAAAGCCCAGAGTGTATGGAAAGCATGGCAAGCTTATGTGTTTGGTGGGAAGGGGAAGGCTAAGGCTAAGAAAGGCTAATACCATAACATGAAACAATCTATTGATCTATTTCTCCACAGTTATCATGGAGCATACTATAGTCCACAATATGATTCTCCATTCATATGCTCTGACTTTGTGTGGAAATTCTTCCCCACTATCATAGAGAAGAAAGATCTTCCAAAAGATATTAAACTAACAATAGCTTTTGATGGTGAAAAGCTAGAGGGTGGAATAGAGTTACAGATAAGATGGAGTAGAGAATATTCATGTTTGGAATATTCCTATCCACATCTTGATCCAGATGATCCATGCTATGCTGTATGGTATGATACACATACTGCAATGGAATCTTGGATAGAAAACTTCAAGGAAAGATCCTTTGAACCACAAACAATATATGTTAAGATAGAAGAACGGCTAATCTAATATGAAACCTATCTGTAAGAATTGCAAACACTATAAATCAACAACAGAATTTGCAGACATGACTAGCCATCCCCTAGGCTCATGCTCTATCGTTCCCCCCAATATCACAAGGTTTGATGGAAGTTCTCGCGATATTGGTATTGTATGTGGATGGGATAGTGATGTCTTAATGGGTGAGAACTTTGGGTGTATTAACTTTGAAGAAAAGAAAGGCTAGCCTAATGGAAATAACAATAACCTTTCGCTTCACAGACATAGAAGAATTCCATCACTTCCTCTTACGTGGTCGCGATAGATATTGCCCAAGTAAGCCAGTAGTTGAAGCATTGGAAAAGTTAAATAGTTCACTGCCACCAACACTGGTATTAATCAAGCCAGACTCTCCCGACAAAGCACCAGTAATTTGGAACCGAACGGACTGGGAATCTGACAAGGAGAAACAAGATCGCGCTAAGGCCGGGATGGCTAAGCGCAATAAGGAAGCACTTGTTCAAGGTGGACTAGCATTAGCAATGGCTAAGTGGATGAAGGAACATCAAGGTATTGACATTGCCAGCAGTCCCATGTTCTTGATGATGGTTAATGCCATGACAAAGAATCCCGAAATGATTCGCAAGAACTTACCGGGATTTCCACTAGATAAATACCTCGGAGAAATTGAGAAGAATATATGAAATGAAAACAATTCTACCTAAACCTACGCCAATCAATTGGAATAACTTAAGGTTACCAGGCAATAAAAATGAAAACAAAAACAAACAAGAAGAAAGCAAAAGTTCAACAGCCCTCATTACTACAACAAAAGCTAGCTTGCCTGCGACGAGTAGTGCGATGGCGAAAGAAGAATCCCAATCCCCTAGGCTTGATAGATCCAAACTCCCTCCCGAACTAGCTAACCTGCATTTCCCCGGAGATACTGTAGGCTTCCCGGACTCTAGTTACGAAACAGTATTCTCTACTACATGTGGCGATAAGTTCCCCGAAGATAACGCAACGACTAAGCTGAAGCTACACAAATCCCCTAAAGCTAAGCCGGGATTGTTTCTCTACAAACCACAGCGAGAAGCAGCAAGAAATCTATTCACTAGATTGTGGATAGATAACCTACGTGGCGCACTAATTCCGGCAGGTGTAGGCACAGGTAAGACATTCGTATTGGGTCAGTTCATTAGTGATAGCATAGAGTCGGGAGTCATCAAAGGCAAACACTTATGCCCATATAGTGTATTCTACGTGACAAAAGCTAGTATCGTGGAACAAACTAGAAGAGTGCTAACTAATTGGTTCGGACTAGATATGAAACGAGATGTCTTGCTAACCAACTACGATCAACTCCGGGCTAGCTTTGGGGAGATGTATATTGATTGGAAGACAGTAATTAGATATGGGCAGGAGGAAGATGAAATCAAATGGAAGTTATTCCATCCTGTATTGTTTATCCTAGATGAATGTCAGGCTGTAAAGAATGAGAAGAGTATGCAAAGCAAAGTATTCCAGGCAGCATGTGACATAGGACATCCTTTGTTAAGATTCGTATTCGCCAGCGCAACACCATTCACTAAAGTTAGTGAAGCTAAGGTTGTTAGTGTTGGGTGTGGGGTAGAGATGAATGTTGAAGAAGTGGCTAGCTATAAGCAAGAATAAATAAGATATGAAAACAGCAGAAGAGTGGGTAATGAATGAAGATACAGTTATACCTGACTTTCAATACACCAAAGAAAAGAAAGCTACAAGTCTATCATCACTAACATTCTCCTATGAATCAGAGCATAGCGCAGAGAACTTAATGGAATTTGTCAAACAAATCCAACTCGACGCATGGAAGCAGGGGATGACGGATGCTGCTGACATTTGCAATGGAACCATGATAACCATTGTTTTACTGCTGGTTGTTCTGGGATGGCTTTCAGGTCTTCAAAAAGAACCATTTAATTTGGTTCAGATTGTTTTGGTAATCATTATTCTAATTCTTATCTCTCAACAACAAATAAAACAAATCAAGTAACATATGAAAATATCTGAAAATGTAGAAGAACGGGTAGCAACGGAAAAGCAGGAACTGGATTCCAAAATTGCCCGCCTGTATGACTTCATCTCTGGACGCTTGCTCTTCGGGGTGTCTGATCGGCACAAGATTTTACTCAAGCGACAACATGAAATCATGGTTCAGTATTCTAACATTCTTGGGGAACGGTTACGGGACTTCAAGGATAGTCCTCCACTTATGCAAGTGCCAGACACCACAACATGGAAGAACATCGCTTGCGATCTATGCAATGCACTTGTTGAATTAGAAGTGGAGTTCTCAAAAGAGATTCCAGAATACCAGAGGCTCGAATCAACACAGAAAGCAATTGATAACTTTTATGCCAGTGTGAATGTATGACCGACACCGAAATCAATATCGCGATTGCGGAGTGCTGTGGGTGGCATGACATCGATCCTGTGAGAGTTAATGGTCCAGAAGGATACAAACCAGATTGCGAGGGCGACGTTTGGTCCTATGTTCCCAACTACTGCGCAGATCTCAATGCCATGCACGAGGCGATCATGTCTCAACCAGGCTCCATTCGCGTAAGCATCAATCACGTCTTGATGGAGACACTAAGACCAAATGAGCCTTTCATTCTCGACAGAACCATCAATGCCACCTCCCGCCAACGAGCCGAAGCATTCTTAAAGACACTAGGTAAATGGAAAGAATAGATATAGATATGAACATAACTACACCCAAACGCAAAGTCACTAACCAAAACTGGGCTGGATTCGCTAAAGCTATAGCGTTCCCGCAAGATCCTGATGAAAATTCTCCATCAGCTATGGAGAGGCTAATGAAGAAGATCATGCCCCATGTAGTTGACATCAAGAATCTACGTCCACAATTCCATGCTCGTAATGGTGTTCAGTTGCTAGAGTTTAGAACGGAATGGGAACGTAAGCATTATGCTTCGGCATGGGAAAGGTGGATGGAATTTTGTAGCAAGGCAGATAAGCTGGATGGCAGGGTAAGGGGCTACATGCTATTCGCTGAGATGCAGAAGTTCAAGGAAGCAGCAGAGAATTGTAAAGCTGAAGCAATAGCTGAAGCTATGTATGATGCGAGGACAAAGTATGATCAAAGTCCTGTGGCAGTCTTCTGCTTCAAACAAGGAATAGCACGTGCAGTTAAATGTTTGATAGAGAAATATAAAGTAAAGCGAGATGAAATCTCCCTGATATGGGGAGGAAATGCAGCCTATAATCAAACAGAACGAATTGATAATGCAGAGTTTATTCGAGTGTTTGGATTAATGATGTCCGGGAAGTTTGATGATATCCCGAAAGCAACAATCAAGAAGATTAAGCAACAACTTAAATCGGATGATGCTGGACTAGGGGATATGTCTGGGTATAACTTAGGGTCACAATCCCGGACTCAACGACAGGAAGAGATAGATAGATTCCAGTCGGGCCGAAGCAGGTATTGTTTCTACACATTTAAGTCGGGTGGAGTAGGACTAAGTTTACATCACACTGACGAACTAACCAAGCACAAAGTCCGAAGGAAAGATGAATCGGGATATGCATATGAAGAAGATATCCCATTGGTATCCACTAGACAACGAGTAACATTTCTCAACACAACATACTCTGCCATTGAATTAGTCCAAGGCTTAGGCCGAGCACCGCGATTAACTAGCCTTAGTGATACGTCACAAGTTGTATTGTTCTATAAGGGCACAGTAGAAGAACACGTCGCCGCGATAGTGAGCATGAAACTTAAGTGCCTAAAGAAAGTAGTTAGGCAGAAGGAAAGCTGGGAAGATGTTATCCTAGAAGCAGCCGGGCAATCTCATGCTAACAGTGAGAGTATGGCGGGAAGCATAAGGTTATTGAAAGGTGCGGATGGAGATGAGGAAGAGGATGAAGAAGAGGAAGAAGCGGCGGGATTATTTATTGAAGATGATGAGTTGGATCAAAACAAATAATAACAAGTAATAACAAGTAACAAATAACATTATGACAAGAAAAGCAGTTAAAATATTATTACCAGTGTTTGAAGCATATGCAAATGGCAAGACTATTCAAGTAAAGTCAGCAAACGCTGAGACATGGCAAGATATATCAGAACCAATATTCAATAGTTATCCAGAAGACTATCGCATCAAACCTGAACCACATAGGTTTTGGGTTCTTATGTGCCAGAATATAAATCTCCTGTTCACAGAAAAAGAACAAGCAGAGAAATATATAAAAGATTTTTCTGTTACAAATTATGAACTACTCGAAGTAGTTGAACAACTGAAAGACTAATACATTATGCCTATCCCCCTACACGAACAAGCAACATCTGGTCTAACAATCCTCCAACACATTGAACACTTACCCCTAATTGTTCAACAGCAACTTAAAATCGTAGAAGGATTCTACACAATGGGTGATCGCCAGCAAGCTAATACTTTCTGGCGAGGAATCCAAACCAAATACACTGACCTAAAGATCCCCAGTATCGAATGTGAATTTGAGCTAAGGAAATTCATCACCAAGAATCCCGAGATGCTTAAGCTGAAAGATATAGTCCGCAGGCTAGCCATAGAAAACCATCCCGTGATAATTCTAGGGGAGACCGGGACGGGTAAAGAGACTATTGCCCGAGCATTGCATGGGAATAGGGTCGGGAATTTCGTAGCATTGAATTGCACTAGCTTGCCTGACTACCTAGTAGAGTCCGAGCTATTCGGTCACAAGAAAGGTAGCTTCACGGGAGCGTATGAGGATAAGGAAGGATTGTTATTCTATGCTAACAAGGGCACATTATTCCTAGATGAGATTGGAGATATGCCTAAGCCATTGCAGGCTAAGTTATTGAGAGCCTTACAGGAACATAAAGCTAGACCTATTGGAGCACTAGGAGATATCCCATTCGACACACGGGTGATAGCAGCTACACATCAGAACCCCATGGCAGTGTTGAGGGAAGATCTCTACTGGCGACTAGCTACATTTACGTTGAGAATATTGCCATTGCGAAACCGCAGAGAAGATATCGAACCTATCGCGATGAAGTATGGGGTTGAAGATCCCGATGACATAGAATGGAAACCATTAATGGATAGTTTGATGGAGTTTTCATTGTTGGGAAATGTTCGACAGTTGCAGAGTATGATAACGCAGTATATATTTAATATGGAATAAGCTACATGAAATCACCCACTGAATTAAGAGAAGAACTAGCACTTCTAGTTAATCATTGGATCTTTACTGATGTTCAATCAACAGCACAAAACAATGAAACAATAGAAGATTGGATTAAGAAAATTCAGAGCGAAGCATGGGAAGATGGATACTTTACAGCAAAGAAATATCCGGCACCTTAATAATATGAAAAAGAAAACGAAAACAAAAGTTATAGTACCTCAACATATCTCTGAAATATTTACTAAACCATCCCGATTGATTATTAAAGATGGCAAGCTAATAACAAGGGATGGAATGATACCTGACTTTAGTATGTTTGCTGATGGTGACTTTGTATTATGTAGATATGAGGGGCTAAGAAAATTATACAATGCTTATGACTTACTGATGAATTGGGGATGTTAGCGATAACGTAACACTAGGCTATCAAATATCTGGCATGGTTCTTGCTATGCCGAGTAATGAATAGCATAATATTATACGAAAGAAAATAGTATGGGTAAATTAGACCTAAGTAAATTGAAGACACTCAAATCTCTGGCTGAGATTCCTGAAGTTAAAGCTGAGCCGGAACCTACAGCGCCCGCGACTGAAGCCCCACAAGAATATTCTCAAGCTGCTGTCAACGAAAAGATCAACAAGCTTAATGAATACTTGCAGAGTCAGGTAGGCCGGGATGATGTTAATCCTTTCCTATGGGCCAAGCATAGTGGATTCGATGCTTTGATTATAGCATGGGCAGAGGATGATGAAGCTGTGGAAGTGGGACAGAAGATCTTGGCATTACCTGAGCAGCCTAACTGTGGAATTAAGCAATGGGAATTTAAGCCAACGGGAAAGACTGTAATTCGGTAGGTGATATTACTTTTGGCGGCAATGCGAAAGCTACGTAAGTCTGGAAGCATTTCTAGAATGCTTGTGACATCGTGCGGAGAGTCCCGCTTATTCCGAGGACTGTTTAACGGTCGAGGCAACTGTATAGAAACTTCGGCCCGCGATTATATCGGAAAACTGAACATGAAACATACTCCGTTGTCGCCATTCATTTAAGCTCTGTCAGCTTGATATTCAGTTGTCTCCAGAGCCAAGTCAACCGTAAGGAACTTCGTGAAATAAATATGTAGAGTAACTGACCACGCTATATGACTACTAACAATAAACTAAATCAGGCTAGGCAGTTCGCCACTGCTTTATGTTATGTTGTTTCTGTGAGTATAGTGGTAAGGGCAGAAGGCACAAGGCCCAGTAGGCAAATACATTTAGGTGTATAAATGTCCCGGTAGCTAAGATGCTCAGCGCCTGGCTACCGTTTAATTTATGTGCGCGTGGCGGAACGTAAAGACGCAAAAGCCGAATAGATGCAGAGCCAATGTCAACTTTGCAGAATTGGCAGACATGTTGCAGGTTCAAATCCTGCCGCGCTCGCCAATTTCCCAACCAAAACAATAGTTGTAACAAACTGCTAACTAAAACTCAAGTTGTCGTGATGAAAACACAAAACATGTTATATACTATTCGCCTGATGCTTGTCTGTATCTAGGGGAGATTTTGGTTGGGAATAAATTTGGTTTATGACAACAAAAGAATTTGAAGCAGCCTGTTCTGCTAAGATATGTGGTGATCTTTGGGATGATACCTTCAACAAAGATTATCAAGAAGAAATCCCACTTACTGTTCATGAGATGCGCTACATAGCAAACCTTCTTCGCTTAAAGGAAGGTCTTAAACTATTAGATCCTATTGATCCGTGGGAAGAATCAGACACAGACTAGTATGGACCTAGTTAAAATCAAGACAACTTACGTTAGACCTAGACACTATCGTCCCCGGTCTAGTGGTAGCACGCTAAGCAACTATCCATACTATCGACATAGCTATGCTAGTGAACTTAAGAAGCATATCGACAGCACATTACTATTCCCCGATGGCAGTATCAATATCTTAGCCGAACTTGAATTCCCGCTTAAGCCAGATGCACATGGCCCGCAACGCCGGACATTGCGACAGCGCATAACTCAATCATGGTGTTACTTAGTGGAGCATCTAGACAATCCCGCGACAAGAATCTACAGACTAATCCGCGATTGGACTATCGTATCTGTGGAGCGTTCTTGTGTCGCGATAAGGTGGAAGGAAATTGTCAAGCAACGCAATGAAGTTTTTATGGAGCAACTTCGAGCAAGACAAGTCGCAACTAACATGCCGGATAAACCGGAGAAGAAATGGAAGATAGAGTTAGAGGAATTCTTACTAACAGCAGAGGAAGGCACAACAATAATCAAGAATGGACTACAGTTGTATGAGGCAGATGTGGATTACATTACCACAGTGATAGCCGGGATACCTCATGCTCATGTTTTGAAGTTAACCTACACCGGATTTATCATAGCATACAGTAGTGCACTGGAAGGAGCGTTGAGCTAGTGAACATAGATCTCCTGTTAGCTAAGTCCGCTGGTGAACTAGAAGCAATATCGGATCAGGAATTGATAGCTGAACTTCAGCCCTATTTCAAATTCTGTAGACCTGAATCTACATTAGCTAAGAAGTCATCCGCGATAGAAGGCACCGCGATAAGGAGACCCACAGCAAATGTCAGGAAATCTCCCAATGCTAGCGCGAGACCTTCAACAGGACAGATGGATTTGATGATGGCAATGATGTTGAAGATGGCTAAAGATAAGGGAATTGATGTTAGTAAAGTGAACGTAAAGAAATAGTTATGGTAAATAAATCAATACTAGTCCTAGGTGTTCTCACTGCTGTTAACCTTTCCTGTGCACAAGAGTATGTCCCACGGGTGATGCCCTTAAAGGGGTTTACATTATACAGACGGAATGACTTAACCAACAGCACAGTCCAAACAACTAAGTGGACAGTCTGGCCGGACTATTGTATTGAGCGGATATGCTTAATGAAAACATGGAATAAATCCACAAATGCTTATGTTATTCCTGTGAGTGGAGCTGTCAATATTACCGAGCGATGGTATTATAAAGACCCAGTAACCAAACTCTTCTGTTCCTATACCAATATATCTATCACATTTAGCAGTAGCGTATGGGTCACTAACTATACACCAAGCTGGCCAGTGAAGATAGCTGAAGCACCTATTAGTTTTCATGGGAAGATATTCTATGCTGGGACTAATGGAGTAAGTGAGAGTAGGGAAGGAGATGTGGTATATAAGATAGACAACAGCCGTAATACAGGGAGGAACTACTGGATCATGTTTAACTTTAGGATTGCACCGGCTGGCGAGGATACCTACCTGAAATACTACACTCAAGTAAGTGCTGGCGCAGTAGTCTCATGGCAACCTTCACTCACACAAGCACGCACACTTATTCCAGGAGTTATATGGATGCAGAAGGTTGGATATGCACAGAAGGAAACTTATCCCTATGGAGTAAAGGATGCCATAATTGAGAATCCGGTTATGGGAAACTCAAATCAGGTGCCATTGAACTAACAAGTTTATGAATGATCTAGCTGAGAATGCTTCTGTTATTGCTATTGCTACAATCATAGCTGCTATGATTGCTGTGCCATTAAGCATTCGCGAATGTCATAGTGAGAAGCAAGTTCCAGTCTATATAACTAATACCGTTTTTGTCCCTGTTGCAATCTCGTCGAAAGACTTGGGTGCACGTGCCACTACAAGTATAAGTCCAACTATGCCCATTGAAAGTAAAAGCACGGATATTGTAATGGGGACATTTAATTCTCCTGAGTTCACCAACATACTCAATGCCATCGCGCCCGAAGCTCTCGAAGATTTCTGGGATTCTCTTACTCCCGAACAAAAAATAAATACAAATTAAATGACCACTACCTACCCCTACCTAGCACGCGACACAAAGACCGGAAAGTATATAGTAAGATTCGACGCGACCGCCTTAAGGTCTGCTGTATGCCTACTTAAATTCTGGCGTAATGTCATAGATGGATATAGATCCCATATCCATGCCAATGATATAGAGTTCGGGATTGCCTTCCATATATTCACTAAAGAATTAGAGTTAACAGGTAGCTTACCAGAAGCAGTATCCAAAGCCCAAGACTATTTTCGGGATACACCAATGGGAATTAAGTCCAATAGATCCTATCTAACAATAGAATACCTGACGGCTACATGTATTGAATGGCACCAGAAAGTATATCTCGGTGGCCACAATCTTCAACCATGTCGCGATAAGAATTCCCGTCCCACTGTCGAACAGAATTTCGCAATCCAAATTCTAGAAACTCCCACAGCACATTACCTACTCCAAGGCACAATAGACTGGGTAGGTAAACATAATGATGTCTATGTAATCCGGGACTACAAAACAACCGGAGCATATAAACCTAAGGATTACTTCAAGCAATATAGACTCAGCCATCAGATGTTGACATATCTATATGCATGGAAATGGTTTGTCAAAACATATGGTGAGACTTCAGAGTTCTATAGCCAATTTGTTCACAAGAGAATTGGCGTGATGATTGATGGGATATTTGTTTCGAGTGGTGAAACAAGACAGTATGCTTTCTCTGATACATTCTTCTTTACTGATAAAGATTTGATGGAATATGAGGGAGAACTATTGCATCTCATTGGCCGGATGGATCAGCTGTTGGCAAATGGATGGATACCCAACAGGCAGGGATTAAGCAATGGAGCTTGTAGTGGTAACTATGGGGAATGTCCATTCTTCGTTGGTTGCGCCGCGCCTGATGAGTATAGTGCTGAGGTATTACTCAAGCGGGAGTTTAAACAAGAGATTTATAACCCATTGGATAGGGATAAGAATAGAGTTAAGCTAAGCGATATCTCTAAGATGGGACAGATGTTGGAAGAAATGAAAAGTAAAGTAACAACAGTAACACAATAACACAATAACCTATATGGCAACAGTAAAACCTCCAGTAGTATGTCATGACCTTCGGCTCAAACAAGCCTTTGAGCAATGGTGGAAAGATTGGGGATCACACAATCCTAATGTGTGTGATCACTTTCGAGTAGTAGCATTACCTGATGATATGATACGTCGGGCTATGTTTGCATGTATTTTGGATTGGGAAACGAATGGGAAGTATGACTAATCAACGAATTAGAAATCTTACAACAGGTAGGCTTCATACGTGTATGGATGATATCTACAAAGATATAGAATACATCGTAGGAGAATCTGGTATAATGACTCACATGCTTCCAAACGCAGTTAATGCTATGCAAGATTGGTTGCGTGAGAAAATATCTGATAGTAGATTTTGGGATGATGCTTATGATGAATTGCATACCGGAGAAACCGAACTACAGCCAATGACTAAAGATGAACAAGATAAATTCTGGAAGAAATATGAGGCACTTCCAAGTTTACTATCTCAACTAGGAACAGCTAAACATGACTAAATCCCAGCTCAAGCTTTGTTATCTGGGATTACTAGGCTTTATGTTCGTAGATAGAACTTCAGCCACACCCGAGCTACCCGTATTCAAAGCTCTGTCTATGATAGAGACTGGATGCCGGGATCATGTTGTGGGCCGAGCTGGAGAGCGCGGACGGTATCAGATTACAGCGGATGTTTGGAAAGCATATAGTTCTACTATGAGCTTCAAACATTATGCTAAAGATAGCAGCATATCTACTCGCGTAGCTGGTGAGTATCTACATCATCTACTAATCCAATATGAAAAAGCAACAGGTAAACATGCCACATATCATGAAGTCTATGTTATGTGGAATATGGGATTTGATGGCTATCGTCGCCATGGCTTTGATCTTACTAAAGTATCTCGTAAGATTAGAGATAGAGCAGAGAGATACATGAACTTGGTGATATTGTATAGTGGAAAGAATTGATATGGCCTACCTACCTACACACTCAAAACCTATATCCGAAATACCCTTCCAGCAAATTAGGCTGGGAATTCAGGGTGCTCCCGGTGAAGGTAAAACATATGCTAGCCTTAATGGCTGGCCCGGACCTATCGTAGTAGCAGACTTCGACAATAAGCTCGGAGTCCACAAAGATCGAACTGATGTCAGAGTGCTCCCGTTCTGGAGTGCCCGATTTATCAATGAAGATCTGAAGATAAACAATGCTCCATTTTCCAATGGATATATTGGCAAGACAACGCGGGGTGGAGTTGGTAAACCTGACCCGAAGTTGCCACCTAATCGAAGGGATGCATTAACTTGGTGGTTAAGCACTGAAGGACAGAAATTAGAAAATGACCAAACATTAATCCTCGATTCATGGACCTCACTTCAAGCAGCCTTTGATCAACAGACAGAAATTGAACCAGAAGTAGGCCGGGATGGTAAGGTGAATGAGTTCGCATTCTGGATGGCTAAGATTGATTGGTCAGCGGATGTTTGTAGTTTACTGAAATCCCTGAACTGTCATGTTATCTGTACATTTCATGAGATGCCCCAACGTGACCCTAAGTCCGGGATGCTATTAGAAAAGATCCAGCCCCTGATGCAGGGTAAGTTTACTACGCAGATAGCTTCTCACTTCACGGACTTCTTCAGGCAGATAGCTGTGCCACGATATAATAGGAAGGGAGAGGAAGTCAAGCTTCATGTGCCAGGGAATAGGAGCTACAGTTTATCGAAAGATGTAGAGTATTTCTGGCAGATAACTTCTGATGATGAATTCTCTGCAACAAGCACGTTGACTAAAGCGGACGGTGCTAAGTATGTGCCTGCTGAATATGGTAGCTTCTTGAAATATAGGATTTAAAGAATTTACATTAACTATATATGTGTATGTATGGTTAATGTAGAAGTAAAGTAACAACAACATAACAAAACATAAACATAAAACATATGTCATATAAAAAATCCGAAGTAGTTAAGTCTGGTGCTAGTTGTCCCATCCCACAAAATCGGTATGTCATCCGATGTGGTAAGCCTTCCTTTGGTGAGTCCAAGGGAAGTGGCAATCCACAGCATACCTTGCCTGTGGAATTGGTGTGCGATGGTAACGGGCTGGATATCATCGAAGTGGATGGTGTCAAGTATAACATTGCTGGAGTTAAGGGAACTGTTTACTTGACATACTCAGAGAAGAACATGGATAATGTGTTCAACTTCTTTGAGGCTTGTGGACATCCGGAGATTGATGATATTGATCCCGAGAATCCGCCGGACTTGAATTGGCTCGATGGTATGCTCTTGGATGCCATCGTTAATGCCGAGCCAAACTATGCGAGGCTCGCGCCTAAGCCGGGGCAACAAGTAGGGGATATCATTAAGGATGCTCAGGGCAATAATGTTATCCGTGGATATCGGGTTAATATTGGGTTGAATGGTATCCTCGGGATTAGCACTGTTGTTGCGCAGCAGGGAGCTAGCGATAAGTTCTAAGCTCTAGACTACCACCCTCCGCTGGTCCCGACGGATATAATATCGGGACTTTTAATTTACACAGCATGTTCCACCATCCCCCTAAATTCTCCTACAAAGGATTAACAATAATCCTATCGAATCCATCGCGATTTGATATGCAAGCCAAGCAACTCCTAGCTGGCAATGCAGGATTGTGGTTTAGGGAAGACTGCCTCCGTCCCGAAATAAATAACCTCCAATGTGACGTGATGGATTTGGAGGCATATCGGGCCGGAGGCAAGAGACTCCGTGATGGCACTAAATCTATCCTCATCCTTGGTGCGGATGCCCTTAAAGCTCTAGTCGATCCCGCGCTAAGTCTCAATCAACATCGTGGCACTCCGTTATCGCTAAAGGAATATCCAGATATCCCGGCGATTGCAAGCTACTTACCCGTGGATGCATTCGATATGCAGGACTGGGAGAAGGATAAGAATCCCTACCTAAATCCCGCCGAAGCTATCCCGGACGGTGAACTTACACCACGATACAATGAAGATGGAGAAGAGGATGCTGATGCCGAAGATGAGTCCATCAAAGATCATGGTAAAACCCGCCGATCTAATTATCGCTTTTGGCTGACCACAGACACGCGACGGGTTAAGGATATCCTACTAAACTTTAACGGTAAAGTTCCATGTCATCCCACACCTCAATATGTTATCTATCCCACATTTGAGGAAGCTTATGAAACGCTCATTACCACGAAAAACAAAACACTATACTTGGATATCGAAACGGATATGGAAGAGAGGCCGAATCTTCGGTGTATCGGATTCAGCTTTGGATTTCCTTCTGTGTTTGTTGTGCCTATATTTCGCTATGATGGTTCTCTGGCTTATGGCGAAAGGACTATACTTTTGGTTAGAGCATTGGCTGCGGGAATGAGGGATAACGAAGTAGTGGTGCACAATAGTATGTTTGATTTATTTATCTTGGCACACTACTACAAGATTCCTTTTGGCCGAAAGATATATGATACGATGATATCCCACCATAAGGCATTTGTTGGTGTGGAGAAATCTCTTGGCCATGCAATGAGTCACTTAACATGGTTACCTTACCATAAAGATGAGGGTATCTTTGCACCACATAATGCCGGGGATGAGCGTAAGCTGTGGGAATATAATGGCAAGGATATCTATGGGATGATGTTGGTAAAGGAAGGGCTGGATGGACTGGCGAGTAAGGATGCTGGGTTGAAGTCCAGCATAGAATGCACTAACAATGCACTATATGCTTATCTAGTGAATAGTTTAATGGGCATCTGTTTTGATGAAGATAAGGCCACAGCTAAGATCCAAGAGAACGACAGAAAAATGATGCAGATAATGCGGATGATTAAGATCCTAGCTGGCTTTGAGCTACTACCATCCAGCAATAAGCAATGCATTCATTACTTCCATGAACTGATGGGATATAAGGTAATGGCCCGAAGCGAGAAAACACATCGGGCTAGCCTTGGTAAAAGTCAGCTATATAAGATGAAGCTATGGTTGAAGAGTAAGGAAGCATTCAATCCCATATTGGATCTCACCATTGAATTTAGGCGGATACAAAAACAAACAAGTGGATTACAGTTTATTAGATGGAATTGTTATGAATGACAACGACATTAAACTAGGAAAAATCACAAGCATTAAGTTTGGTGTATGCGAGGGAAGACTTGGACTTCATGTTGAATTTGGCGGTCCCTTTGGAGGTGTTGGTTGGAGATTCACTACATGGGACCCAACTAAGATAAAGAAATCTAAGCATGCTGTATGGACAGAAAAAGAGCGGAGTAAATTCCATGATGAATTGGTTAGACTAATCTCAAAGTTTCTTGATGAAGCAAAAGTGAATTCAGTGGAGGAGCTTAAAGATACTCCAGTTGAACTTGTGTTTGATAATAACACACTAAAATCATGGCGAATCTTGACTGAGGTTCTATGACTAAGATACCCTATAAAATAACTCCACTGTATGTAATGGAGCATCCTGAAATAAGCTTCATATATGGTGATAACTTAAAGCGAGCAGGAGAAGATCATTGGCGATGCACATGGAATAAGTATCCCAATTGCTTTCCCATAACAACCAAGAGAGCACCATGCAATAAGCAACAGGATTTCTTTTGGGATATGGAACTCCGGACATATGAGGGTATTATTATAGATGAATTCACAAAGATAGCTTCAGCATATCCCGAACCCCGTTATCATGTCCTTATTCCCGGAACAGGTGAATGGGAAGATGGAAGTATGATGAAGAATAATGCCCCAAGACTATATGCTGTATTGATGGAGTTGTATGAGACATTGAAATCTAGGTATCCTTTTGAATGGGATTATTCCAATGCTCCCTAACCTATCACCATCCCGCCTCACTGGAGCATGGAAAGTCGGACTAGCTAATAGCTTCCGTAACCGATCTTCCAAGCTCCTTGGTATATGGGGACGGAATTGCCAGAACTTATCGCAAGAAGAGAAGCGATTAGTCATTCCCGATCAGGGGTATAAATTTGTCAAAGCAGATCAAGCGGGAGCAGAAGCCTTAATTGTTGCTTGGTTATGTCGGGACGGTAATTTACGTCAGTTATTTCTTAACAAAATTAAACTACATACTTATGTCACAGCAAAAATCTTCAGGAACTATTGGAAAGAAGAAGGTCATCATCACATCGACACAATCTTATCATTGCCTGTCAGAGAAATCAAACAATTTCACGCATGGGCCGGATTGGAAAAAGCTATTAAAGCAAGTCCGATCAGATATTTCATCGGCAAAAAGACTGGGCTATCAGCAAATTACCGTATGCGTGGACCTACTTTTCAGCAGGACATCTTACGAGAGTCCGAAGGGAAGGTGGTCATTTCCCGGAAAGAAGCTGATGCCTTTCTAGATGGATATCATTCGCTCTTTCCCGAAATAAGGGAGTGGCACGCTAATTCGATAGACTACAAGCTAAAACATAAGCTAGCTTTTAGAAATCTTTTCGGGCATCCATGCTACTACTATGGCCCCATAACAGAAAAGGCCATGCGAGATATGACAGCATGGATACCTCAATCTACTGTAGGGACAATAACGAATATAGCATTCTATGGATTGCAGCAGTATATTGAGACTACGATGCGAGCTAGTATTTGGCACATATTGAACAATGAACATGATTCGATATTAACGCAGGTGCCAGACAATACAGCAGACGTTGAAGAAATGGCTAACACATTAAGAACAATGTTAGAGCAGGATTTAAAGAATGAGCAGGGAGAAGAATTTAAGATGAAGGTTGAGGTATGTGCAGGATATAATTGGGATGACTACGATGAAAAAGTAAATCCGGAAGGGATGAAGGAAATATGAGATACCAAAAATTTATTGTAAATAATCGTAAAAGAATTTCTAAGTGGATAGACTCAAAAGAAGAATTTATTCTTAAGCGACTTAGGCCGGTTAAGAAAACTATTCGCAAGAGAGCTAACTCATATATTAAATTCTTGCAGCAAATCGGATGGGTAAAGAAGAAGCAAGAAGAACTTACTATCACGGAAACTGTTACAATAGATAAAGAAAAACTTTATACTGAAATTATAAAGCTTTCCTCTCATCTTCATCGTGAGTATAATTTTTGTACCTCTAGAAAATTTACTATCTTAATGGGAATAGAACATTTTAATGCTTTAATGGGTTCTAATTTAATGATATATCAACCACTCGTAATTAAACAGCTAGAACAATATAATATCCATACTCCTAATATATTACTTGGAATGCTTCTTGTAGTATTGCCATGGATGGAAGGAGTATTACTCGTTCCCGAAGAATATTTACTATTGGGAAGGCAGCCTTAATATGACCAACCTAGATCGCTGGAGATACTACCTTAAGGACATAACATCACCGGATCATTTTATTGACTTCGGGTTTTATTTCCTTATCGCGGCTGCGCTTCAACGAAGAGTTTGGTGTGGTGGTGAAGAGATGCCACTTTTCGCCAATATGTATGTGATGCTTGTTGGGCCACCAGGAGTAGGCAAGGGACTAGTCCTTGGGCCTGTTAGGAGTTTCCTCAGTCATCATATAGTAAAACGAAAGCTACCAGCCAAAGAGGAAGCTAAAGCCCAAACTCAGGGAATAAGTCCCGATGACTTTCAAGCAGCATTGGCCGGGATGCTAGATGGTATGGCTGCAATGCAGAACTTAAGGAATGGTCAGCGTGGTCCGCGACAAATCGAGGATTCTCTTGTGTTCCCTGTTGGTGCTGATGCTACTAGCTTTGAAGATTTGGTTCGTTTTAATGGATCTAATCCCCGGTATCTAGTTGATCAAAAACCCACTAGAGTATTAGCTCCAAAGGGTAGATATATGCATAATAGCATATGCTTTATCCTTCCCGAAATGTCCACGCTATTTCGTCGCGAAGCTGAACAGGTAGTCCGATATCTGCTAACCACATATGATTGTGGTCCATTTGAATATCGGACTAAAACACAGGGTAATGACCTGCTGAAAAATACATGCACTAGTTTAATAGCTGGAACTGTCAGTGATTTCTTAATGGAAGGTAAGGCCAAAGGATTACTTCATGAAGGATTCTTTGGTAGGACGGTGATTATCTACGAGGAAGTCCCGCGACGGTATGCTTTCAGAATCCCGGACTTCAATGATGAACAACTAGAGTGTAAGAAACATATATTGGATCACCTATTAGCACTAAGTAAGGCTTTCGGCCAGGTTAGTTTTGACCCGGAAGCAGATGAATTCCTCCATACATATTTCACTAAGATCTTACCCAATGAACGAATCAATACAGATCCTAAGCTAGATTCCTACTATGCTCGCAAGAACATAACCACACAGAAGCTAGCCATGGCGCATCACTTTGCAGATCAAACTACAGATTTCGTGATAAGATTGCCCACGGTTAAGAAAGTGTTAGCCCAACTAGAAGCTATCGAACCTAAGATGTCAAAAGCTCTGAGCTTAGTTGGCTCAAATGAATTCTCCACAATTTGCGGCGAAGTTGAGCGATGGCTATTCTCCCATCCGCGACAATCTTTCCGGGACATATGGGCTAAGTTTCCCATGAAGGAAAACGAACTTCTAGATGTAGTCAGATATCTCCAAACAGTAGGTAAGATCGGTGTGGAGAAAGATACAACAACATTAATTAACAATAAACCTAAGGTAGTGTATGTCCCGCTTAATGCACCCCGAGCTTCGGACCGGGATGTTTTGGAGATGCAAATTAGAAATGAAAAAATGCTTGCAGTTGGTAATCAAATGCAAGCATTGAGAGAGAAGGCTAAAGAGCTTGGATTGCTATGAATACTAGTAAATTACAACATATATTCGCAGTAGCTTGGCATCATGGAATGCACAGAAATCAAGTATTGGGATTATCTGACGATCCAATACGTAAGATGATTCGATGGGCAGAGGCGCGATGGGGAAAGCTAGAAACAGAAACTTTCATTAAAGAATATTGTAAGAATCCGGTGAGGCCTAAAGATTTGGTATCATCAAACTCTTAGCCCTATTGATTTCCCGTGTCTTTAGGAAGTCAGTCATCCGGCCTTGTGCTTCCCCCGGCCCTTGTGTCTCTTCAAGGAAGCGTTTATATCCCATGAATTTCTGTGGATTTGTTTCGGGCGCAGGGAATGTCTGGTAATTCATTCGCTTAACCCGACTTAAACCAGACTGTAATTTCTCCACATCAACTCTACCCGTAGCTTTATCAGTAGCTTCAGCCACAAGTTTCCTCACCAAATCCCCAGCCATTTGACCTGCAACCTGGGGATTCTTCTCTTCTTTAAACGCCCGCTCTTCTGGGCGCAAATAACGGTTAGGCATACTCGGACGCAATTCCGGAGTATTCCTTCCCGTGATCTTCTCGTAGGTAGCTAAGTCTCTAAACTTCTCCTTCTTCTCTACTTCTTCAGCCTTCCATGTTCTGTTAGCTACCATCCTCACATCCTGCACAGTGTTAACCAATACATCCTCAACGAACGATAGCATAGTCTCTACTGGCGGTGCGCCCTCTTCTATCGCTTGTTTAGCGTTGATAAGATTACCCATAATGGTATCCGTTAACGTATTAATCACTGGGATATTGTATCCCCTAGGCATACGTCCGGACATTGCATCACCTAACATCTTGGCCATATCTGAAGTGATTCCAGCATAGGAGCCGAGGGATGCTAAGTTCAGGATACTATTTACCTGCTCCTGAATATCTGTTCCCTGTTCACTGAAAGCTTCAACTACAGTTGGATTGTAATCTTTCTTGGCATTTAGGAACTTATTGATCTGTTGGATTGCCGCGCCAGTCATAAAGCTACCAAGCGTATAGGCTAGCAGTGGAGCAAAATCCCCATTCTTCGCGGGCACAAATACATCCCGGTAGATATTATTGGCCTTACCAATACTCCAGCGCGCGACGGTAAAGTATGGTGCAATGGGACCACTGATAGCCCAAGCGGGAAGATCGTTGGGATTGTATTCCTGCTGAACTCTATCAGTGAATCTAGTCGCTACCTTCTGGATAGCATCTTCCGGGATATCTTTCCCTGGCTCGGTCCAATATTGCTCGACGCCACCCTCGACAATATCCCCAAATTCCTGGAGCATCTTTTGTGCTTGCTTATCTCCGGATTTAGCTCGGAGGAAATTCTTGATAGCTAGATCTTCCCCGATGGCATAGGTATATATCCGGTTGAATTCCTCTAGCTTCTGGCGACCTGAATATTTGTAGAGTGTATCTGCCAACTTGGAGGCATTTCTAGCATATCGGTCAGTGAGTTTCATGAACTCATCTTCACCGAAATACATAGATTGCTGGTCTTTGCGCAATAGCCCGAGATTCTCTACTGTTTGCTTAAGTTTACCATAATTCCCAGCCACCTTACCTAGAGCATTGAAGTATGTCCCATAATCCTGCATCCTAATATATGGCATCATCTGGGCAACAGAAGATATAGTATCCCTAACCCCCGTTCCCGCGCCAAATATCGAGTTACTTACGATACGCATTGTCTGCCTAAGCCATGGCGGAACTTCTAGGATATTACCACCTGGCTCATATACATACTGCAATGCTCGCTTAACCCTATCGTCAGATATCAGGGTCTCAGCATTCTCTTCAGTTCCCGGTATCTTAACCTCTTCACTTGGCCCGAATCGTTTGCCTTCAAGATCATCTATATTTAATATCTTTCGGATTGCGGGATTAGATTGGAGATACTGGAAGAAGGCCATATCGCGAGCCGCTCGTTGGCCATATCGTCTTATAGTCTCTAGCAAGGACTTCTCACGAACACTAGCAGGTAGGCCTAAACCTTCTGCTTTGTTTAATGCACCAAATTTAATCCGATCAATCCCGGCGCGACGAATCCCCTGAAGAGCATTCAAGTATTCTTGGAAGATATCTAAGGCTTCAGGTTTCTGGATTTTACCTCCGGAAGCTTGGACATAGTAGTCCGCGATGGTATTCTTAATGTCTTTGGCCTCTTGGCTAAGGGGGCGATTCGTGAGGATATCTAGAGATTCCTTGCTCAATACACTGGGCCAATATGTCGGGTTATCTTTGGGATTACGTATGCCACCAATCTTGTAGTCCAACTTTCGTTGTAAGTCGTGGATACCTACTAGCTCCTGTCTTAAGCTACTAACTAGCTGCTGTTCTTCAGGTGTATACCCCTGCTCAGCACCCGCGATATCTGCCTCGATAAGTTTGGAGTTAACGGAGTCCTGGACAGCAGGCTTAAATTCCTCGGAGATATTCTGTAGTTTACTGACAAACTGTCCCCGATAGTATTTACTGCCACCCTCGAATGCTTTAAGCTGTTTACTCAACAATCCAGCAGAAGATCCACCAATGAGTTTTACCTTCTCATTTACTGGCATTAGGAGATGGTGAAATGGATCGGGACGGGAGGGAAGCTTAGCACTAGCAGGACTCTCTCCTGTATCTGTAGCGGGAGCATATCTAGTCTCCCCCTCCCCCCCACTCTTAAACTGCCCCACCTTCTCCTCAAACTTAGCCCGAACTTCCCCTTCACTAGCCCCGGCCTTAGTGTAGAACGTAGCCTTATATGCTGGTGATTTCGGATTTGTATCAGTAAATCCCCAAATACCTTCTACCTGATCATTCTCCCCATACCATCCCTGTTCACCATCCCACCTAAGTCCGACCTTCTCAGCTATAGCTTTAGCTGCTGGGATATCCATATCCACATATCCGAACTTATCTTTTTCGGGGGCAAGTCTAGTGTCTCCCTGTCCATATCCCGGAATTCCCTTAACCATTGTCAAGATATCCTTACCTGCCAATGGACTTTCCCAATAGTTAATCTGATCCAGTTGTCGTCTTGATAGTATATTGGCAATATCATCAGCAGTATCCTTGCCCAAAGTATAGCGCACATTGGACATGAAATCTCGCCACCATGTTTTAAGCTGATTCCCGCGCTCGCGACTTAGGCGCATCCGAGCTAGTTCCTTAGTCCGGGGCGTGATAGCGCGAACAAGTAATTCTTCGGGACTAATACCCAAAGCCTTGGCTGCATCATTACCCAATGCTTCTCCCCTCTCCCACAATGCTTTGCCAGTCTTAGTCATCCCGGCGTAATCATTCATCCGCAGCCGGTGATTAGCTTCATGGATAGCTATTGAATCTGGATCTGGAGCTTGTTGGGATACCTCTGCTTCCTGTGGTTTCTTTGGTTGCCACTTACCAAAGACAGGTTCACCTTTGTCGCCAGTGAGTTCTTCACGACCGACGATATCTGTGAGTCCAGCACGCCCGGCTATCTTTAGGGCTTCTGGTGAGGGTTCTTCTGGAGGAGATGGAAGTTTGGGGGAAGTTGGAGTGGATTCTTCGTCGGGAGCATACCTAGTAGTCCCTTCTGCTGGTGGTTCACCCAACTGATTCCGCTTCATTGTAGCCTGAAGCTGTCGCAAATCAATATCCTCAGCAGGTTTGGGATAAGTTGGCGCGGCAGGCTCTGTTGGCTTAAATGGCTCAATCTTAGGCTTAACTTCCTCAGCAATTTGCTGTTGGATATCCCTCACATCCAATCCACCCTCTAATCCGGATGCTAATTCACCTTCTCGTCCTGCAGTATCTAGTCCCGGAGCAGCTTTAACCGTCGCGCTTACACGCTCCCGGTTCCACTTACTAGAAAAATCCCGATAATCCGGGCCAGCAAAATCCTTGATCTTCTCTTCTGGGACATTATTCTTCTTTAGCTCAGTGTATAGACGATATCTCTCATTATATGCAGCTTGTTGCTTAAGTAAATTAGCAGCATCTACCCTAGCCTTCTTAACATCAGCTTGTTGTCTCTCTACATCCGCTGCTGCCTTCTGTTGCTTGAGAATATCTTGTTCAATCCCCATTGCTTCACCAATAGCGGGGTTGAATTCTTTGTCCATGAACTCCCGTAACTGTGATTCATTGAGTTTAATGGATGTATCTACACTTCGCGGGTCACCCGACTCAATTCTGTATTTCTTTAGCAGAGATTCTGGAAATCTACCAGTAGCCACAGCCTTTTTAACAGCTTGCCCGAAGGATTTCTTGTCCCAAATGTAATTCCCTTCCGAATCCTTAGCAGTAAAGGCTGGACCTTGAGTAGGTTGATCTTCAACCGGTATTCTAGCAAGCTTTTGGCGCTCCCGAAGTTGTTCGCGGAAGGTTACAAGCTCTCTTTCCTGCTGTTCTTGCGCGAATCTTTCAGCTTCAGTCTGACCTTCTTGCAATCTTCGATACTCATCACCATATTTCTTGGTCTCTAGGTCAGCACTTTCCTTTGCTCGAAGTAATTCTGCTTCCTTTAACGCTAAAGCAGCAGCTTCTTCATCTCCCAATCCCATTCCCTTGAAGTAATCCACTCGCTTTTGATACTTAGCGGCGGTCACAGAGTCTATTTCCCTGTTAGCTGGGGCAGGAAATCGCAGAATCTTCTGTCCAACTAGCTTGGTAGGAGTATTCAAAAGTAATCCCGCAGCAGTTGAGGGGATTAATTCGGACAGTGGAGGTAATTCACCACGTTGAATCAAACTTTGAGCCGTGGGAATACCTGCTCCAAGTGCTCCGCCAATAGCAGTGTTGGCTAATGCTTGCTGTTGAATAAGCGGTAAGTCTCTCATTGCCAAACTACCAATAGGCCGAGCACCAACAAGAGCCTTTCCAGCGTCGCGAAGCATTGAGACACTGGGACGGAGAGCAAAACCCGAAGGTAATACTGCACCCGCACCAAATGCATAGGGATGTTCAGCTTGAGCTACTGCCCTAGATTGCTGCAAAGATTCAAATGCGGGTTGCGGGAGCACTGCTGACTCAATTCCCTGCTGAGCTTTGCCACCTAGATAACTACCACCAATACCTAGAGCAGTTAGTCCCAGTAAGCTGGGGACTGTCCCAACTCCAGAGAATACTCCTAGACCCATAGCCAAAGCAGGTAACCCAAGACCACCAACAGTAGATCCAGCACTACTCCCCGCACCTGATACCAAAGCCTGTGTTCTACTAACTTTGTCAGTTGTAGGTGGATTTACGGTAGGAGAGAATCCAGACGGGGGTTGCTGATTGATTACTGTTTGCTGTGGCTTCTGGCTAATGATGCCAAATTCATTGACATCATATTGAGCCGGATCATATCCCTTAGCTCGCAGTAAGTTAGCTTTTTCTTCTGGCTGTAGAAATACTGGCATATGATTTAGCGTTTCGGTCCAAAGGGCGGATACTTCGTGTCGTATTCTTGCTTACTCCGTGCCATCAATTCATTGTATGGTGCCATTCGTTGCTGTTCAACTAGAGCCTTATTCGCGGCCCATTCATCCTGTAACTCACGCTCTTTCTGGGGATACATAGCTTTTGCCACTTCGCTCATGAGCATTCTTAAGTAGTCATTTGCTGGCTCAGGTAACTCGAAAGTTGGCGCGACTCTTCGTTGGGGTTGCCATGGGGGCACAGTTCCGGGCGCAGGAAGCTCCGTTGGATATTGGCCATCTTGGAGTCCGGTTAGCGCGGATGTCATTTGTGGGAGTTGCTCGGTCCAGGTTGTAGATACAGGAGCAAAGTTACCAGCTCCTGTTTGGGGGAGATATTCTAGGGGATTAAGTTGGGATGTAGGTGGAACAATAGATGGAAGTGTTGCTGGATCTAACGGCTTTTGCGGTATCCATTTAGTTCCATCCGGACTCCATTGAGATGGCGCGGGCGGTCCCATCTGTTCACCCGTAGCCCGTGGGATAGGATTATCAGGACTAGCTGCTGGCTTAGCTTTAGGGATAGATTTCTGAATAGATTGTCCAAGAATATCACCAACATATTTTTCGGGTCCACCCCAAATTAAATCCCAAAAATTGGGACCACTAACTTTAGGAGTTTCTGGACTTCCCCATCTACCCATATTTCCAGTTCTATTTGCCTCTTGATAATTCTGTTGAATCTGTTTTCCAATCTCTGTTCCCATTCCAGAAATACCACCAGTAAGCATAGACTCAGCAATGCGAGACATACTTCCAGCACTACTATTCTGAGCAGGTCCAGTAGCTCTTTCCGCGCTAGCTTGTGGCACACTAGGAGCGGCAGGACGAGCCGGGAATGGAGAATCACCAGGATATCCCTGATAGTATTGGCTACCACCACCCGCGCTAGGGACACCCTTAAACTTAGCCATTTCTTCTTCACTAACATTGGTAGTTCGTTGGGCCGGAATAGTCTCCATTACATCGACGGGGACTATTTTCTCCATGTTTGTAGTGGGATCTATTGTCTTCTCATACTTCCTCAACACCTTACTCCCACTTCCAGTAAATGTATCTAGTGGGCCAAATACAGCCTGTCCTGGTCCCACGTTTACATTACCCTTATTTGCCTCTACAGCTCTCTGGATAGTCCTACCTTCACTAGATCCATATAGATCAATGAGATTTCTATTTTGAATATCCTGCTGTTGATTCCCGGACATCACGGGCAATCCAGCCAACAATTGCTGTCTACTTGCTACAAATCTAGCCTGTTCTTCAGGAGACTCGAAAGTAGTCCCGGCTGGAATATATCTCTGTAGATCCTCAGTAGGCAAAGATCCTAAAGCTTGCCCAATCCCAGTAGATGTCTCCCCAAACTTCTTGGTCTCTTCTGCTGTCTTAGCTTCCCTCTCAGATTTCCCAAATCTAATCTGTTCATCTGTGGCCTGTCTTTGCCGGTCCGCCGCTGCCGCGTTAGCGCGAGCTTCGGATGCTGTCTTAAATTCATCCTCCATTTCCAGCAGTCGTCGAATACGAGCTTCTGGATCAGGACCAAGACCCAAAGCATATTGCATTAGTCCGCCAAATCCAGTACCACCAGATCCGCGACGGCTTCCGTATTTCTCTGCGTTAGCTCTTGTGCTCATATATTACTTCACATTCCAAAGCTCATACCAGAAGTTAGGTTACCAACCGAGCTAGTAACTTGACCCAGATAATCTGCCCAATCTTTCTTCTGGGCATCTATATTCTGGAAGTTTCTAACATTCTGCCCAACCTCACCAAATAGATTCTGCGCTAGTCCAACAGGAACAGACCCAAATTGACCCTGTTGTGTATTATATTGTCCTTGCCCGAAATTCTGTCCATAGCTAGGCCGACCAGTAGCTTGCTGGAATACATCCACTCCGGACTTAAAGCTAGCCAACTGTGCTGGCGTTTGAGCTAGGATATTGGATATCTGGTTTTGTTTGGCAGCATACCTATCACCAAAAGTCAAAGCATTACTAATCGCGGCAGTTTGGGATGGAGTATTAGCATTACCAGATGCCAAATTAGTTCTATTCAACCCTCGCGCCACTTCTTCTCGTTCGCTACCGGACAATCCATAGGGGTTCAATGTCCCCATAAGATCCACCATCTTACCCCCGGCTGCCTGCCTACCAGCATAATATTGGGGATCAACATACTGGGCAAGTTGTTGGGCAGAAGTCACCAGATCAGTTCCCGGACCACGTAATACATTACCTTCTGTCATCGCATTACGCATGGCAAGCTGTTCTTGGATATCTGCTCCAATGCCAGCATAGCGAGGACCATAGTATCCCAACAAGCCCTCTTCAAGGGACATCTGTTGTGGGGCAATAACAGCCCTATTGCCAAGCATCTGCTGTTCGTATGGCAAAGTCTCCCGTGCCACTGTGCGAAGATAGCCCGGCAGCGCTGCTGTAAAGCTAGATAGCTGTTGGCTTGTAGGTTCTTGTGATGGTCCAGAGTCGCCCATAATATTGTATCAGTTAGTTAAATTGATGGTGTGATTCCCATAGATGCATAGACATCTTTAAGGGATTGCTGCCGTATTTTAGATCTATTGATTGGCATTCCAGTGCCAAAACCACTATATTGTTGTGCTCCTCTAGCTGTGCCAGCTCCTTTATTATCCATAATAGCTGCATCTAGTTTCTGGAATAAACTATCAGTAGGCTCTTTCTGTGCCAATCCAGTCCAGGGGCTATTGGGATCTAGCCTTCTGTCACCAACAATAGGATTCTTATACATGGCTCCAATATCCTGTGTTACAGTCTTAGGATTTAGTCCAAAATATCCTCCAACAGATTCCCGGACAGATTGCGGATATTGCCATGGCGTGCTAGCTAAAAGGAAATTAGGCACAAATACCTTACCATTAGTGCTCCCGAAGCTACTTGGCATCGAATATTTGTAGTCCTGGTTTAATGTGTCACCCATAAGATAAAATCTTCTTAAATATACTAGGTTTGTATTTCTTAAGCTTTCCTTTTCGCTCTGCTTCTATATTCCAACCTGGCCAAAGTTCCATGAAACGTAGCAAAATTCTTGCCATCGAACCAGCCTCGATACACAAGATATGAGATACGTGCATCGTGTAAGTTGTGAAGAACGGGATTCCTAAAGCTAAGCCACATATCTTGTTATCTTTAACGTCAACGATTATACACTCAGTCTGTAATCCCTGGCTTAGTGCTCCCTTAATCTGAGCTTCCGAAAATCCTCTAAATACCTTATTTTTTCGATACTTAAGAATAAACTGAAAGCAATCATTTAGGGTTATATCATCCATACTCCCTAGCTTCTAGTCCTCAATGTTTGCTTAGTAGCTACATCTCCACCTTGAGGCATAGCAATAAGTTTAATGTGACTAAGTTCTGCATCAAAATCCCACTCAATCAGTAATCCCTGTTTCCATCCCTGCTTACCAGACTGTAATCCAAATGTCACATTCTCCGTGTTCCCACTATCTACTTCCTGAAAAGGAACACTAACATAGCCAGAAGAAGGAGTATAGGTAGGAGCAGTAATAGCATAGCTTTTACGAGTTCCCTTAACGCCATCCGCGAATTGTGTCAGGTAAACTGTCCCGGATTCTCTTACATTGATAAACAGAAGTTTGACTGCATTCAATGTGGTCTCTATTTCGGGATCGCCTGAAGTCCACTCTCGGGTATACAATTTGCAACTAGATGTTTCATCACTTCCCCATGCCTCAAATACCTTGTTAGCAGTTGTGATGAAAAATAGCTTACGGATACCTTCTACCTTAATTTCACAGAATTGCTTAATTAGGCCAGCATCCGCATCTAATAGGTCACAACTTATCCACTTCTGAATTAGGGTATCATAGACCATAATCGCTGGCCCATGAATTGTCGTGACACCAAAGACCCCATAATTGTCATAAGTTATCGCGGCTGTGACAGTCTGGATAACTGGTTTGTTAGGGGAGTATTCAAATAGATTGAATACATCTTTACTAAATGGAGCATTCTTACCATCAAAGCTAGTTGTTGCTACTGCATTGAATGACTTAATTCCACTGAAATCAACCAAAGCTGTATCTCCACCAATATCCGTAGCTCCATTCGGACTAACTTCACCTGAACTAAAGAGAAATATGTTATTGAACGTAGGCTGAGCATATACTGTCTGTTCCCAGTTAGGGGCTACGATATATGTAGATTTCCTGCTACTAACAATGAATCCCCTGTTATTGCTAGGTATCTGATGAATACCTACAATACGCTCATAGTCTACATCATGACTTGTGAAGTATGCTCCACCTTTAAGTTCATTACTATCTACTGGATTCCCTTCTATGTCTATCGCCACCATATGATCTAGTGGCCTACCTTGAACAGATCGGAATATGAAACTACTTGTAGGATCTACTGTATATAGTATCCCATCCACATATGCCATATTCTTGCCTACAGGGACATATTCGGGATCATCGTATGCCCACTCCGCAAATCCCTTACAATATCTACATGCTCCTGTTGTCTCGATAATCTGTGGCCTACTATATCCATCTTGAACTACAGCACATGATGGGGAACCATTCAATACAATTTCGGGCAGTAGAACTTCCCCTCCCACATTACCTTCATCGGATAGCTTACGAGTATACTTATTACTGCTTTGGGGAATTAGTTGGGCATAGACATACTCTACATCAGCCCGGACTTGCTGGAAGGGATTTAGCTTGTTGAAAGTCCAGTTGGCTACCATGCCAGCATTAAGGAAATCTAAGTAATAGGCATTTCCACTAACAAAAACTAGGAGTAAATTATCTGCTCCATAGATACCTTGCATTAACCCTTCAGGTATTCGGGAAGTTATATCCAAATGTTTCTTGGTAGGCCGGATTTTATTAGTCCGGGTGCGCCCGTTAGCTAAGAAGAAGTATTCACTTTCAGATAACTCCGTAGCATCTACTGATCTACGTAGTCCACCTGAAAATGAACTTTGGATAATCTTTGCTTCAGCAGGAGAGGACATTAGAATTACAGGCTCCTATATGGATATCCATTACGAAGTCTATCGAAAGCTCTATATACTCCGGGCTTTCTAAAGTTAAGTTTCTTCACTCGATTCTCATCTGCATTCTGTCCAATTTCTCCTAGACTTTCAGCTACCAATCCTTTAGCTGCCAGCGCGGCTTGAGCATTATCTTTCTTTAGGAGTTGATATAGCTCGATGAACTTCCATGCGATAGTTTCATCGTATTGTTGTCCACATTGGAATTCATCCGAATCTTCCTCCATCGGGACAAACGACTGTTTATAGCATACTTCAACTGATGCGCGATCAAGGACCGGAGGATTATATTCGTCATCCGATAGCTGAAATACCACATGTTCCAACTGTTTCATGTAGTTAGGCCAGACTGCCATGACGTTACTTCCAGCATCTGTGATGGAAATATCATACAAGCTCCGCCCGGTTTTAGCTATAGATTTTACTGTGGTCCAGTTTGCCACAGTTTCTACCGACTTAAGCCCGACCGGGATGGTAACTACCTCCCTTACAAAAGAAGAATTTGTAGTAGATCCAATGATTGTGATTGTTACGATATCACCATCCACGGCTGGAATTGTAAATGTCAGTGTAGATTGATTCTCAATATCCCGAGCTAGTGGGGACTTATTTAATTCCCGGAACTTCATAGGCCAAGCTTCGCGACTAAATCCACCATGATGATATCGTGGATACATGTCGTTAATCTCAACCCGAAGTCTACTATCAAAGTATCTTACACCACGAATCCAACCAGCATCGGGAGTTAAGCATACTTGATTACTGGATTGATTGATATTGAATACATTCTCTACCAGACTGCCATCAAGATCATCTCCTACTCCATCATTGCCTAAGTATATCTTTCGCGCGGCGGTATTAATACCATCAATCAGCGTGGCTTTCTCTTCGGCATCTGTTACCGAGAAGCCAAACTGACGGCTGATGATATCTATGATATTGGAGAGGGGCATAAAGTTACAGTATGGCTAGACTTCCCATATTGACTTCTTTGATAGAGAAGTATCCAGCCATTTGATTACCAAAATTACCATCAACAGATTGATGCATTGTCACTACACTAGTCTCGCCATTATTCTTGAATCCCATTACAGTATACGTTTTAACTGAACCGGGAGATGCAACTAGGGCGCGAAGGCATACACTTTGTGTTTCATTATCCAATGCAGAGGTAATTTCGGATGTTACAACATTAAAGATTGTAGTGCCATCATGCACGAAAAGTCCAACACCAGCGCCAGTTGAGCAATGGAATGTTACATTAGCTTCTAGCTCCAAATAACTAGTAGTTAACAATGGAGTAAATGTAATAGCAAGACGAGAGCTAGTCCCATCCGTA